TCACATATTTTAATTCTTTGTTCCAATCGTTTATTGAATCTTGTGTTTTTTTAGAAACGCGTATCTTATTGGTTTTGTTTTTGTTTTTGTTTTTTTCATAAAAATCAATCAGTCGTTTCCTAGTGTCATCCATTTTTTTAGATGGTTCCATATTTGTATTTATTCAGTATATAAATATAAATAGATTTATACAAGTCCATTCATATAATTAATCAATGATTCCGGTTCATCCTTTTGTTCAAAATCGGTTAAATTCTTTTTACACCTCTCAAAAAGTACCGAATCTGATTTTTCACGGTCCTTCTGGAACAGGGAAACAGACCATTGTCCACAATTTTCTGAAACAGTTGTATGATGATGACAAAACCAAAATGAAATCAAACATAATGATTGTTAATTGTGCGCATGGTAAAGGAATAAAATTCATTCGCGACGAATTGAAACAATTTGCTAAATCCAACGTTCAATTCAACAAAGGTGTATTGTTTAAGACCATCGTGTTATTGAATGCGGATTATTTAACGAATGACGCACAATCAGCGTTGAGACGGTGTATTGAACTGTTCACATCCAACACTCGATTTTTCATAGTTCTCCAAAACAAAAACAAATTATTGAAACCGATATTATCCCGATTTTGCGAAATCTACATCCCAGAGTATGTAAACGATGAAGGGTCCGTAACAAATCTACATAAAGTGAATTTATCTTCGAAGTTCCCCGACACAAATTTTCAAGATGAATTCGCGAAAATTATGGAAGCCGAAGTTCTACATTTAGACAAAGAGAAACACACTCTCAAATTATTCATCGACATTTCTACTAAATTATATGGATTAGGATATTCAGTGTTGGATCTCATTCATTTCATCGAGAACAAAAACATATTTAACAAACTCAAAACTATCAACACCATTATCCATTTTCATAAGATCAAATCGGAATATCGATGTGAAAAACTCCTCTTAATAACGATATTTGACTTTGCGTTTTTACAATAGTATTAAGCGATGCGTTGTAATTGGAGACAAATAATCTAAGGAAAATGTAATATTAAATGGACGATTTTGTTATCGCTAACTTGCACGAGGCCAAAAATGAATGGTGTAGTCGTTTAGTATCTACGTTCACACCTTTGGTTACAGAAGGAATCCGTTCAATGTTTAATGAAGCCTGGAAGATATGTATCGATACCGATGAAGTAGGAAAATACTTGATGACCTTTCAAAACTTATTGTCACGAGTGCCAAAATGGAATGCCATTATTATCGAAGAAGAACGCAAACGTATTATAGAAAGAAGCGGATGTAATTATTTAGAAGACTTGATTACTTGTGTCCATATTATTCAATTAAAAGTGCTTACGTGTATACGAGTGGGCAACAAACAAAAACAAATCGACATCTCCATACCTAAATTGGACAACTTCATTCATAAGGTTTATATTCACGTTGCGCGAAAGGTTTATATGAATGTTTATTTGTTTGAGAAGAATATCACGCCACTCCAAACGCAAAAACACAACCGTGAACTGGAAATCATCATACAAGAATGTATTTTAACGGCTATCCGCGAGTCGATTCCAACAGAAGAAATCATCCGAGCTTATATGGATGAATCTGTTGAGCACGAAGAAGAGGTTGTAATCGAGAACATCGAAGAACCTGTGGTTGTTTCCGAGGAAGAGAAGAACGAAGACGGCACTACTACCACCGAAAATAGCGCCGAGAGTAGCACTAAAGAAGAAACGCCAGAAGTAGAGAAGTTCCCCGAGGCGAAAACCGAAGAAATACCAGATGTAGTCCCCACAATAAAGAATATCGACGAAGAACCGGTGATCACTCGATTAGAGTTCAATGATTATGATAGTGTGTTAGAAAAGGACGACCGTATTGAGACGGTTTCAGCGCCCAAGACGGTTGAACGTCTTGAAACAATTAGTGTTGAACGCAACTTACAGAGGAAATTAGAGGAGGAACAGGAAGACGATGATGAAAAACTGAAAATAGGAACAGATGTAGCCCTTGACAATTTGGATTTTATGGATATAAGCAAGGCGGATGATTTTGTTTCTTTAGATGATATTGTAGAATTGAACTAATCGATTCGTAAAATTTTTCCATTTTTATTATGACGATTTATTATTAAAAATGGAGAACCTTTTTTTATTTGCTTTCTTGACTACGATTCTGTTTTGTTTAGTGAAAATTGTAGAGATGAAATACATCGAAAAAGAGCTGAAACCTTTGAAATTTATTGTGCGGGACGCAGTCGCCGTATTCGCGTGTTCTCTGATTGCATCATATTCGTATTTTTATATGAACGATTCGTTCACGGACTTTATGAATGTTGTTACAGAAAATAAGTCGCTGAATTTAGATTCAACGCAAATTTTCACAGACACACCTAATTTCTAAAGAGAAGTCGTCTGATATTTATCATATTGATATTTACATCTATATGATATTATGTGGCTCAAACATATGATGGAATTTCATCAATGTCTATGATGGTTGTATCGATTTCCATATCCAGTATATCTTCGTCGGAACTCAAAACAAAATTTTGGAACATTGGTCGGGACAATTGATTTTTAGGAGTGTGTTTGTGAACATTCCGTGCGATCATCTTGTATAACTTGAAATCCGGATATCGTTCATCACCATTGGCTTTGTATAAAATATTTTTATTATTATCGTCAGATACCCATTCTAAAACCAGCTTTTGGATTTCACTTTGTTCTTTCACCGGAATCACCGGCACCGTATCAAACACGAAATCAAATATGGAGCACCCCAAGCGACATATATCGAAAGACATGTTTGGTTCTAATCGAGGTTTCGATGAATTGAAATAAGGTTCGCAATTATACTGAGAAGATGCGTCGCCGGTTTTATCGAAGCTATCACTACATAATATTTGCCCTTGAAATTTATAAATCGACCTACCAAAATCAATGATTTTATAGATGCGACCATACGTTGGAACACGGTACACAACACCTTCGAATTTGTAATACAAGTATTTTTGCTCGGTAACCATATACATTATGTTATTTGTATGGAGGTCATTATGTGTAAACTGGAAAGCCTTCTGATAAGTTAGCAGAGACATTATTACCTGAAACAATGCTGAAATAATTTCCTCTTCAGTGATTATTTTGTTTGAAAATAAATCATCGATTGTCCCTTGACAAGATTCCAAGAATATCATTTGTGTCGGAAATTCTTTGATGTATGCATACATCTCATTGTCTTCATCATCACTTTCTTCTTCATCACTATCTTCTTCATCACCGTCTTCTTCATCGCTATCTTCTTCTTCTTGTTCATCGCTATTCTCTTCGTCATCTGTGTCAGAATGGTCGCTGTCTGATTCCGTGCTATTTGATGATGTTTCGGTTCGAGTAGAATTGTTCGAGTTTTCGTAACAAAGTTCACTGGGGACATCCTGTATGTCGCCGTCCACCGGCAATTCATCGGTTTCGATGGTTTCTATTTCATCTATACTTAAACATTCCCCGATTTCTAATTTTTGTTTATTGCTTCGTGAACCGGCGTTAACATATGGAGTATCCGTTTCGTCAAAAACATATTTAATATTGTTTGTCTCATTAAAATGGTCTGATTGTAATAGATAGTCTAAATCATCTCCGATGTTGAATTTAAAATGTTTTTGAATTCCCAGAAAACTACCATAGTAATCCAGAGAATTGGTGAAGTTGTGTGTATGAAGTAGTTGAGAATTTAGATAATAGAAAAAGTTATCTACATATGAAGCATTATTCGAGTCATTTATTTTATTTTCGCACACATTAGTGTCTTTCTGTGCGCTGTTCTTGTATAATGGAAGCTGGTATGGCATATTATCATATTTTCCAATCAAATACTTTATTGGGTCCAACAATGGGGAGAATTTGATGAATACTGGCACTTCGATATTTTGGTTAGATTCTTGGTCGACAACAACACCTAAATCTTTTATTTGATATTTTTGGTTTAATGAAATAGAGTTGAAATTATTTTGGGTCATTTCAAAGAAGAGGGAATATGTGGGATTGTAACTTTGTAATTGTGCGATTTCGAAGGTCTGAAACTCCGTTGGTCCATTTTGTTCTTCTTGTCTGGTTTTCCAATTTTCCATGTTTATTGGCTGAATCGGGTTATAGTTCAATTTAAATTTAGGAGTTCTCATATATTTCATAAAAACATATTATAATATAGGTTTTAACGGAGTAGGTTTATATTGACTAAATAATTTGTCTGTGAGATATATAAAAATTAGGAAATGACACTTGAACTAAAGAAATTCGATATGAAATCTATTACATTCAATCCAAATGAGTCTAAAGCTCCGGTAATCATTCTGATTGGTAGAAGAGATACTGGAAAATCCTTTTTAGTTCGAGACCTTTTATATTTCCATCAATCGGTGCCTATTGGAACAGTGATTTCGGGGACAGAGGCCGGTAATGGATTTTACGCTGCTCACGTTCCTAAATTATTCATACACGAAGAATACAATACTGTATTGATCGAGAATGTGTTGAGGAGACAAAAGATGGTCCTGAAACAAATAAAGAAGGAAAAGGAATTATACAACAAATCGTCAATAGACCCTCGTACATTTTGTATTTTGGATGATTGTTTGTATGATAATTCTTGGGCAAAAGATAAGCTTATGCGACTGTTGTTTATGAATGGTCGTCACTGGAAGGTTATGTTAATCATTACGATGCAGTATCCTTTAGGTATACCTCCGAATTTGAGAACCAATATAGATTATGTATTCATCCTGAGAGAACCTTATATGACTAATAGAAAACGTATTTGGGAGAATTATGCGTCGATGTTTCCTACACTTGAATCATTTTGTTCTGTAATGGATCAAACCACGGAAAATTATGAATGTTTAGTCATAAATAATAACACTAAATCTAACAAACTTAATGACCAAATCTTTTGGTACAAAGCCGAAAACAGACCTGCCTTCAAATTGGGAGCGAAGGAATTTTGGGAGATTTCCAAGAGTATGGACTCTGATGATGAAGAACAGTACGATCCTTCTAAATCCAAGAAGAAGTCATCCGGACAACAAATCACAGTGAAGAAAAATAAGTGGTAGCATTATCGACTGACCTTAATGTATGAATATTCATATATGATTATATGTGAATATTTATGTTAGATGTATGTGTATTTGATTTTTCTATATACCATATTTTGGGTCTATTTACATAGGACCGGCCATACGGAGACCACCGGCAACACCAGTACCGATAGCGAATGAAGCACCTTGTCTGGCACCGGCACCCATGGATGGAATGAACACGTCCAACACACTAAATGTGGCAGCGGCCATAAGGGCAATGACAATGATCTCCTCAACGTTGAGAGACTTCTTAGGAATCACGTAGGCAGCGATGGCAACGATGATACCTTCAACAAGATACTTGATGATTCTTTTTGCGAGTTCGGTTAAATCGAAGGATCCGGACATTTACAATATATATTATATGAAAACAAAAAAAAATAGCAATTTGTGTTTGAGATATATATATCGACAAAATCAACTTAAATAACTTTCATAATTATTCAATATAGTTAAACATGTCTGGATTCGAGCGTAAAGTATTGGAAAATGGCCAAATTAACCCCAATTATATTGATTTGTGTGACGAGGATACCCCTATTGCTGGTCAAAAATTCGCGTGCTTGTCATTCATTTCTCCGGAAAAGGTTCTAAAACAAAGAGAATTGTTTCTGTTTGAAGAATTCCTAAAGCAATGGGATTTCAAAAAATCTATGGATAAGTTCTTTGATTTCATTCACTTTATTTCATACAAATATGGATTAGATGTGGAATCCGTGATTGCCGATTATACTGAGTTTATCAAAGATGAAGGCGCTAAACTTCGAGAGCAAGGCGCCGAAGACGATTACAAGAATTTCTTGGATAAAAATGAGGATTCGCTGAACGCTAAATTTCAGAAAGAGAACAACTTCCAAACCTCTGTTCGCGGATTGAAAATCCGTGGTGTATTTCCCACCCAAGAAGAGGCAGAATTGAGGTGTAAGAAAATCCGCGAGTCCGACCCGAATCACGACATCTTGGTTGGACCCGTTGGTCTATGGTTGCCTTGGGACCCTGACGCATACAAGACGCAACGTGTGGAGTTTATGGAAGATGAACTAAACCAACTACACAGCGAGAAAATGAAGAATGAATCTAAAGCCAAGGAAGAGTTCGAGAATCGTGTGAAGGAGAGTAAGCGAAAGGCGATTGAAGACAATATCAAGAAGGCCGAGAAGAGTGGCAATGTTCTTACACAAACAATCGATGAGCAGGGTAATCTTGTAGGCGTCACCGAGACCGTCGATTTCGATCAACGCGAGTCGACCACTGAAGAGGAAACAAAAAAATATAATGAGGAATTGGCACAAAAGACACAAACACAACCTTAACTAAATAATAATAAATACGCTCCATTTTTTTTGAATAATTACACATCAACCAACTCCAGACCAACATCTCTGGCAACAACGGCATAGTCGCTTTTTCTGAGAAAGTCGCCAATATAAATCGAAACACAACTATAAGTCACGGCGATTTCTTTGAACGCGGTGTCTGCGTAATCATAAAGAGTGTCTATTTCTTTGAGTATATTGATTATTTCTTGCGGGTCATCGGCGCGATTGTTTATCGCATCTATGAGCCTATATATGATATTTGTGAACGATGTCACCACGAGTTGGAAGACATTCGCCACTTCTCTATATTTTTGGTGCTTCTTGTCAGACCGCTGGATTTTCATCTTGTATTCTTTTTCTGAGATTTTGTTCTGCATAAACTCTATGCGCATGTCTTGGTGTTTGATATCATTGCCGACATCATACCGTGGGATTTCCACTTGACGAATGTGTATAGTTAATCGTATGTTTCTCTCAAGCATAGTCTCGACATTTTTCAAATACGGAACATCTCCTGTGCGAATTTTCAGCCGGATATGATTGATCATATAATGGTTTAGTTCTTCGGCGCAATTGTTCGGAGGATGCTGCGCATTCTGCGGATTCGCGTCGCCATTTTGACGCATATATTCATAATAATGTGGATTATGAATATTATGTTCTACACGACCGGTCCTGAAACTGAACCCGACGTGACACTGAGTGCACCACATCTGGTCGCATCCATCTATCTTGTATATTCCAAACCCACAGCTTGGACAAGCTTTAGTGTCTCTTGCGAGCAGTTTGGCCGTTGCCACATTGTTTGGGTCACACGTGTGTTCACAATCTTTATTTAATCCCTTGATTTCGTGGCATTCTGGGCAAGACCATTTGTCACACACCCCACACTTCCACTGACTACTCAGGAACCCTCGACACGCTTCATCGGGACAAGCTCTTACAAAGTCGGCTCGTTGCTTTGACGCCCCTTTACCTATGTCGGTTCGTAGCACGTGTTGTCTCTCGGAAATGACTGATTGTTTTACACGAAGCCGTCTTATAGCTCGTTCTAATTCCCATTTATCTTTTTCTATTGTCTCTATTTCTTTGTATTTACCGATAAGAACTTGTGTCGCTGGAAACAACGCACGCTCTTTATCAAACAGAATGTTTTCCCTGTGAGTTTTCAAACTGTTTGCTATGAAGGATTTCGTCATTTGGTCGGTTAGATACTTACGCGTCCACTCTTTGCCACAATTGGGCGACATACATTTACTAATGCTTTCCGACAGGAACCATCGTTGCCAACAACTCCTACACGCATCGAAATCGCAGAAGCAACACTCGATTTTTGATCGAGTGGATTTGGTGAATTCTTCTCCACAAATAGAACAGTCTGACATTTGTATTATATCGAATATTGTGCTAATCTATTCATACATAAAAATACAATCAATTTTTTGTATTACCCATTTTGCGGAGTTCTTTCGATTTTTCTAAATAATCCTCGCGAAGGGTATTACACCCACCACAATGGTCTTCGTTCGTCAAATCCACTTTCTTCAGGCATTTATCATCCGTCGTCAACGCCCATCTCCCCAACATTAGTCGCTTTATTGGTTTGAAATCAAAATTGGAGGGAACATTTACACCCATCTTTTGAAAATACTGCAACAACTTCATTTGTTAGTATTCCGGTTAAATATTTATATCTTTTCATAAATATTTATTACTCAGTCATCCGTTATCACTCTAAACGGTTGGAAAAAATTCCCAGTCGAGGTCGTGACAAACCTTCTTCCATATCATATCTTGGTCCAACTGTTTCTCCCTATCTTTCATCATCGGTATATATGGCAAATACTGTAATTGATCTAACAACGTACACAACTGATATAATGTGTATGTGTAATTAAAAAAATTCGTGCGACTTGCCGGACAATGAACCGCCCACGGCTTTTGTATTTCGATGAACAATACACATAATGTTTCGTGCAACTCTTCATTCATAATCGGCGGTTTGATCCCTAATGTGGAATTTATATATTGGATGTGCTCGAAATATTTATTCAATCCCAGTTTACGCAATATTTCGCGCATTTTATCATAATTGATTTCCTTGTAATCCTTTATACGCTCCTTCTTTATACGGTCTTTTATCGATTGTATGACCTCATCCGGTATTTGCGTCGTTTCTTTCGCTTGGAACTGCGACAAAATCTCCTTGAAATGGTTCAACCGTATATATGCGGTATAAGATACCTCGCTCGGTGGCTCCTTATTAGCAGGTTTACTCGAATCCACTATGTAAGACACATAGTTGCCACACTTGTCATTATTACATATCAATATACCCTCTTCGTCTTGTGGAATAAGCTCTCCATTGTGACACACCGCACACACATCAGCAGCAACTACGAAATCGTGGATATTTAATACACTATTATTTACATTTTTCCAATAATTTTGGTAAAATGCTTTCGATTGATTATAATGTGCTGATTGTGTGTCAGATGCCTCTGGCGTTGTGCTTTTCACCTTGAAAAATGAGTTTAATACATTGGTGTTTTGACTCCCCAGTCCATTCGAAATATTCTTCTTCTGTTCAAAATATTGGAATACATATTTAGAGTTTTCCAATAAGTATGTTTTTCTCTCGATTTTCAAACGTTTTATTTTGAGTTTACAATCCTTTATTTCATCCTTGAGTTCCATTATCTTGTCGATTTCGTTTTTCTTCAGCTTGGAAAGTTCTTCTTTGAGATTTGCTATATATGAAGTCAAAGTTGGAATTTCCTCGTTTTCAATTTCATCGAAATGATTCAACATCTCGCTGTGCTTTTCATCAATATTATTGTTGGTATATACCGACTTTTGATTTTTCATATCGTTTTATTTTATGTATTTTTATATTTATTATATTTTTTGGATAATTAATATAACCTCGATATATTCTCAGAGGCAACATAGTATATTGTGTTGTATAATATATATAACATATAACATAATGCCTCCCAAACCGAAGAAGGCAAGTAAACTCCCCTCAAAGAACAAGTGGATGAGTAAGATTTTTAAACCCATAGTAACCCCAACAAAACCGTGGGAATATCAAGTTATTTTACGAGAAATATTTAATAACCGTGATGATAAGACAATGCCTAACCACTACTCTGCTTCTGATTTATTTAAACTTTATAGAACAGTTCTTCATTATTGGGTCACACATATTAACAGTGCTATAGTTGCCATTCACGACTTACACGGTCATATTCAAACATTGTTAGAAAATCCCATACCACTTGCTCTAACGAGTGCACATCCAGAAAATTCAAATAGCTACGTGGAGTATATAACTCTAACCCTAAGTATCCTTCACATCGCACAACGAAACGAAAAATATGCAAATATCGAAGAAGAAGTCGAAGTAATAAACAATTTCTTGAATAATATTGATGTGTATATTCGTTCCGATATAAAAATTCCCCAAAGTTCCCGCAGTGGAAGTGATTTAACTAAAATCAAGGATGAAATTGACAGAAAACATCTTCAACATATAAGAAACTATGAATTGGTATCAGATGAAAAAACTAAATTAGAAAATCTCGAATGGATAATAGATGGACCCGGCAATCTCCCAAAAAGAATTCAATCCTACGGAAAATATGAAGACGGTAGTGATTATATTACTATGGGCATTGTCAAGAATGGATTAGTTAGAGACTATGAACACATTGCACTGCCGGACGACACACCCGTGTTTATGATGTATGCTGAAAATCCTGATAACGAAGTAACTGATTATGATAGTGATGATGATAGTGAGGATGGTAGTGATCATGAACAAGATGGTGGAAAAAAGAGACGCATACAGAGAACAACAACAAACAAACGAAATACAAAAAAGAAGAACACCAAACGAAAACACGCACGTAATGGTGGGGCTGACAATCCAAAAAACCCACCGTCACCATCAATATCTCCTGGAAGCCCAGACGAAGAAGTTGCCAACATAAATAATCCCCAACAACAACAACAGCAACTCCAACAACAAATTCATGAACTATATGCACAAATACAACAACAACAACAACAACAACAACAACAACAACAATACCAAGAACCAGGTAATGAAAGTAACTCTCCAACTCCAGGTGGTAAACCTAAAGCAAAAAAGTCGAAAACAAAAAAGAGAAGATGTAAAAAATCGTCAAAAACAAAAAAAAGAAATATAAAAAGATATCATAATGCAAACACCAAGACAAATCGAAAAAAGAGAGTACCATAAAATGTATTTTATAACGAACGCCATTGAAAATGGATGGAGTGTCAAAAAACGGAACGATTCTTATATTTTCACAAAAAAGAATGAAAATAAAAAAGAAGTTCTCAAACAAGAATATTTAGAAACTTTTGTCAATTCCAATTTACACCCATTTCCGTAATTCTTTTGTTTTTAATGGAGTGTAATATGTGTGAGTAATCGAGTATTTTCCGCTGTATACATAGAGACAAATACTCCGCGTCATTTAGCAATAAACCAGAATTAAAATTTTTTTGAAATTTAATTTTAATTTAGCGATTTTCCCGAAATTTTTTTCTTTTTGTAGTATATATTCATTTTAATATGGGTGGAGCTTTGATGCAACTAGTCGCCTACGGCGCACAAGACGTTTTCCTTACCGGTACTCCTGAGATCACCTTCTGGAAGGTGTCTTACAGAAGACACACCAACTTCGCCATGGAGTCTATCGAGCAAACTTTCTCCGGACAAGCCGACTTCGGTAGACGTGTTACATGCACTATCTCCAGAAATGGTGATCTTGCCTACAGAACCTACCTTCAGGTGACTCTCCCAGAGATCAACCAATCCATGAAGGGATCTTCTGGTGATGTTTACGCCAGATGGTTGGACTATGTTGGTGAGCAACTTATTGCCCAAGTTGAGGTTGAGATTGGTGGTCAGAGAATCGACCGTCAATATGGTGACTGGATGCACATCTGGAACCAGATGACCATGACCTCTGAGCAACAAAGAGGATACTTCAAGATGATTGGTAACACCACTCAACTTACCTACATCACCGACCCTACTTTCGCCTCCGTGTCCGGTCCTTGCGCCGCCAACGGTGCCCCTACCCAAGTGTGTGCCCCAAGAAACGCTCTTCCTGAGACCACTCTTTATGTTCCTCTCCTTTTCTGGTTCTGCAGAAACCCAGGACTTGCCCTTCCACTTATTGCCCTTCAATACCACGAGGTCAAGATCAACCTTGACTTGAGACCTCTTGGTGAGTGCTTGTGGGCCGTCGGTTCCCTTGCTGCCAGCCAAGGAACCCAATCGGTTACCACCGCCTACCAACAATCTCTTGTTGCCGCTTCTCTTTACGTTGATTATATCTTCCTTGATACTGATGAGCGTAGAAAGATGGCCCAGAACCCTCACGAGTATTTGATCGAGCAAGTTCAATTCACCGGTGATGAGTCTGTTGGTTCTTCTTCCAACAAGATCAAGCTCAACTTCAACCACCCTGTGAAGGAGCTTGTCTGGGTTGTCCAACCTGACAGCAACGTTGACTACTGCGCTTCCCTTGATGCCCAATCTGTGCTCTTCAAGACTCTTGGTGCCCAGCCATTCAACTACACCGACTCCCTTGATGCCCTCCCTAACGCCATCCACGCCTTTGCTGGACCTTCCGAGATCAGCGGTTCTACCGAATTCGTTACCTCCCAAGGTCTCTTCCAAATGCCTGGTGCTATCGATGTGTCTGGAGTTGCCGGTGTTCTTCAAGAGCCATTCGATGCTCAATCCGGTTCCGTCGGTGCTTCCGGTGTCTCTGATGCCGGTTCATTCGTCCTTGCCGAGACCGCTCTTGACCTCCACTGCTGGGGTGAGAACCCTGTCGTCACCGCTAAGCTTCAACTTAACGGCCAAGACAGATTCTCTGAGCGTGAGGGATCATACTTCGATGTTGTCCAACCTTTCCAACACCACACCCGTGCCCCAGATACCGGTATCAATGTTTACTCATTCGCCCTTAGACCTGAGGAGCACCAACCATCCGGAAGTTGCAACTTCTCCAGAATCGACAACGCTGTCCTTCAATTGGTTCTTTCTTCTCCTACCGTGTCTGGTGTTGCCACCGCCAAGGTCAGAGTGTACGCTGTTAACTACAACGTGCTAAGAGTTATGTCAGGAATGGCGGGCGTAGCATACTCAAATTGATCGGTATGGCCGGTATTTGTGACCTACATATTAGAAAAAATTACAAAAATCATAAAAATTATTAAAAAAATAAAAATAATACTATAAAAAACTTTAAAATTATTATTAACATACGAGTAAATAATAATTTCAGAAGATAGTTTCTGTGTGACCTACATATATAATTGTTTATGTGACCTACATTTATAATTGTTTGTGTGACCTACATATATAATTGTTTGTGTGACCTACATATATAATTGTTTATGTGACCTACATATATAATTGTTTATTTATTTGATTTTCTAAAATCTGATAGCTCTTTCGCACGAATTTTTTTGTATTCTTCATCGCCATATTTTTTTCGTAGTTTTTCTCTTTGTTTTTGTTTTCGAAGCTTTGCGGCTTCCCTGATTTCTTCTTTTGTTTTCTTTTTTGTATTTGTAATTTTTCTGATATTATTCATTACAATATTTTGAACTATATTATCGTGTTTTTCGTCTTTTTCGTCTTCTTCGTCTTTTTTATTTTCACAGATTTTCGCCATTTTCGCTAATAAATCGTCAAATGCATGATCACGTTTCATTCCATTACAGTCCCAACAACAAGACATAATGTTACCTTCTATATATCCTTTTGAATTATCCACTCTATCAATACCGTTTTTATGCTGAGCTGAGTTTTGTTTCCCACATAGGTAACATTCTTGTATCCGAATATTCTCGAACAATTCTTGTGATATTTCAAATGATTTTCCTCTACTAATAGCACCTTGCTCATATTGTTTATAACTACAACCTTTCGTATTTGGCATAATATCATAGCATAAACTTCCGTCGATCTTACCTTGAAATGTCAAAATGTGCTCTATCTTTTTCAAGAAGTAATCAACGCCACAACAACCTTTCATATAATTGCACATTTGACAACAACTATGACAATTAGATTGAACATATCCAACAGCAGAATCCATACGGTCAATACCATTAAATCCTCTTTCTTGGACCTCATTGCAATATACACATGGAGAACTCACAATTGATTCATATAAAGGATAACTCAAACCAAATTCTATATTTCTTTGGTCAGCGGAACGCTTGTAAATATTATATTGTAATTCAATAGACTCTCTTTTCTTTGTATTATTCACACACACTTTTTCCGGATTATTTTCCCTCCAGCGTTTGGCATTATCCGCCTGCCGTTTATGATATCCATCAATATCGTTTTCAATTTGTCGTTGTCGGTAGTTCATGGTTTTCAATGCAACTTTATCGTGATTGTTTTCAGCCCAAGCCTGTTTGACCGCTTTTCGCGCAGGTTTTTGTTCCGCAACACGTGCCGCCGCATTTCTATGGTCTTTGTCTCTTTTTCCGTCTTGCTTTTTGTTTTGAACCCTACACTCATCACAAGTTTTTGTAACTCCACCTTTTTCGCCTTGGAAACACGTCATTTCCTTTTCTGTGTTACACTTTGAGCAAAGTTTTGTGTTATTTTCAGTGATGGTAGTATCTACTGCTAAGCCACGCCGTTGTTTATCTTTTATTCGTCCTTTTTCAAGACAATTTTCACACATCTTTTTTGTGTATGATTCATCCAATTGTGAACGACACTTTCGGATATAATTTTTACAAGGTCGTTTATTCAATGCCTTTGTCTCATCAAGAAACACATTGATTTGATGTTTCATACAATATTTTGTCTCGTTTATACATTTAGAGTTGCACATCTCCAAAGCACAAACCGGAATAACTATTTCTGTATCCATAATAATCAAACAGAATGTGCTAATCGATGATGTTGTAAAAAGATAATCAATTTTTTGATAACACTCGCCATTTATTTATCCCAAACCGAAAGAATATAAAAACTAAAATTTTATATTTTCATAATATGTCTTCATCTAAACCTCATGTTGCTACCACACAGAATCAATTATTGTTAGATAATCTGATGGAATTTTACAAAAACAAAACGTATTTAAAACAAATGATGAACATCATCAACGGTGAGTCGAATATTTCCCTCCGTATTATTGACTGGTTCGTCACCAACTTCGCCAAGAAAAATTATACGGTGTTTGAGATTTACTCCAAAACCACTCTGGACGGGGAACCCGAGCGTAAGCGTTTCAAGGTCTACAACGACTACAAACTCAAACTGAAGGCTTATTCAAAGCGAAAATTCGACCCATTTTGTCGCTGGGAACGTATTTCGATCCCTTACGACAGCAACGTTGTGATGGAGACCACGATTGGCCAACTCAATTTTTTCAAGTGGGCCATCGAAAATAAAATCATCGATTATATTTGCGAGCATTATGAAGCAATTGAAAGCGATATGAACGTGCGCAATAATACTTACAAGAATCAAGGTAAAATCGATACAAAAACGCGAAAGAAACGCGAAGAGCTTTCCATTTATGCGTGTAAATGTATTAAAAAGGAATCAGTGGAAATTGTCGTGAAATTCAATTAATGAATAAATCCCTTTGAAAAATTGATTCAAAATATTATTTTGTAAGAGAATGTATAATAATACACAATGAGTTTATCATTATACAAGATAACACAGAGATACGGAAATAACACCGACCAGATAGAGTTTATCAAACACCTGGATAAACATATCGACGATTACAAAATCTTAGGCAAATATGAGATCGATAAACACGCGGAATTATCGATAAGTCTAATGCGCGATATGGAAGAGCGAAATCAAAATGATTGCGCTTCCTGCTGTTTCGAGGGTGAAAACAAAATATTAAATGAAAAACACTTCCAGGTATTGTTTGAAATGGTTCAAACACACGAAGGTATCCCGGATGGGTTGGTTCAAAATATGGACGACCACAATAAAAATGTCGCTGAAATCTGGAATAAAGATGGCGTTGAAGCAGCGGTGGAAGTTATGACTCGCGGTTTGCGAAACGGAACAATGAGTTATTCACAGATGCGAGAATTATACGGCTGATTATCGCCCTCCTTTCGCTCCATCATAGTTGGCCCATATGCCTACAGGTAAGTCCACATATTTGAATCTATATTTTTTTGAATTTCGTATTAGATTCAAAAAATGAAAATCTCCGCACACACCAGCCTGGAATTTGAAATGGGAAAACACGCTGTAATGAACACAAAAACACGCCATATCGATATCGCCGTTGATGAACGCGTTTCTCCGGAAATGGTCGTCTTTGGGCAAAACACGGTCTTTGTATATTTTGGCTTTATAAATAAGGACTTCGTTTTCCTTGACATTATCGCAGAGTTTAGCCAACTTTTCTATGAAACTGGCGTCACACAGTTTACTGTCGTCGTCCAATATAATCACCCAGCCTTCTTTGAGAACTGCTCCTAAATCATTCAAATATAAATTGTAGAACGCACGACCAGCGGTTTTGTCGGGAGTCACCCGGATTACATCGGTTTCGTCGGACAAATAAGAACACTTCGGGTTATCACTGCTTTTGATGTGTCTGATGTTTTCGTAAGACTGTAAATCGATACTATCTTTCAGAGTTTTGTAATAGTTAGGGCGATTGCCCGTGCGCGTAAGTATATTGATGAGGGTCATTATAATTTTCATCAATATAATTATTGGAAAAATCAAACACAAGACTACTCATAAAAACGGAAATGATGCTAATAATTTATCTAAATCAACGTTATTTCCACCAGCATACAACAACGATTCTTCATATTGATTTAAGTGTTTGATGTTCACGCGGGTCCTTTTCTGTGAATCAAAATAATCCTTGAACTTGAAATCACCCTCTGCTAATCTGTATTCGTTCAACCACAAATTTGGTATGTTGTAAGCATCGGAACATATTAACCCGTGTAAGGATGAGCTTACAATAGCTTTACAAGAACATATGCAGTTGATAACGTGCTGCCATTGTTCTGTTGGGTTTATTAAAACGAACTTTGTTTCATTTATTTTATTCACATAATTTTTATAATTACTTTTGTGTGGCACGATACCTATTTTATTTTTTAAATGGTCTATTGTAACTGGAACATAAAACTTTGGAAGTAGCAAAGCGGGGTCCCCGTATATTTCTGGAACATCAATGTTTTTTTTCATTAAAAACTCTCTTGATAATGGCCCCCTTACAGAACAGACATTCAAATTTGTATATTTATGCCCGTTTTCAATATTATTAGGTGTTCGAATACCTGAACCGAATATAAAAGAATTGTTTTTAGCACGATGTATGTAGGAACCAATACAAACAAGGTTGTGAGATATATCATTTTTATTGAATACTAATTCATATTTACTTCTATTTATGAGTCGTTCTGTTATAATTTTTGATAGTTCATCACCGAAGTTACCGTGTTTCGTTGGATCTTTAAAATATATCAAATTCACGTTTTCCATAATTATATTATATACACAAATATATTATGAAATTACTGATAGCAAATAATGTTAACTTTCATTATGAAATTATAGAATCGGTCATTGTTAAATATAATGAAATATTTGAAATAGAAAAACAAGAAACGGACGAAATATATTTACACATAAACAGTAATAAAAGTTTTGAAGAATACATACTTCAAAAATACCCAAAAATAAAACTTGAAAATACAAACAGTTATAATTATTATATTAACTGCACAGTTTATGATAGGGATTTCCAGAAATTAGATATAGAAAAAAAGAATAGACGATATATTTCCCACGAAATAACACAACGGTTGCGTAACAACCCGAATGTACTTTTCCTAACACCTTTATCTAAGACAAACTATATTTGTTCGGATGTATTACCAGAGAAACATAAAACTCCATCCAATATTCCCATTTATATCATTCAAGGGAATATAAATCAGGGGAGACGGGATTTCAAACTACTCAAAACAATTCTCGACAAATCATATACTCATAAATTCATCGTCAAAATTGTCGGGAAGGGACATTTGCCAGACGAATTACAAAATCATAGCGACAAAATAATAGTGAAAAGTAATTTGAACTTTATTGATTATCATAAAGAGTTCTCGGACGCTTATTGTATATTACCTTTGATTTCGAAACAAACACAACCTCAATATTATACAAAAAAGTTAACATCTTCAATAAATTATGCGGTTGGTTATGATTTAAAATGTTTGATAGATAAAGATTTACAAGACATTTACAATTTAAAAAATGTTGAAATTTATAAGAATATAAATGATATCTCGAGAGGTTTCGCAAATACGTTAGACTTGTTTTATCATACAAATATGAAATGAAAATTATTGAATACCAATCATCTATGATATAGTTCTCAACTGATTCATAAACGCGTTCATCTTCAAGATTTCGTCTTTGGATAGGATTTGTCCATTGTCCGATTTCCTTACAAACTCTTTATATTTGTCCATTTTCTTCAATGTTATCCAACTACTTTTTGGATAAAGGCTTGTCAAAGGGGCAATTGAATTATGTTTGATGTTCTCCAAAATATCTTGCGAATTGTCTCTCAAAAACGTATCGTCTTCTAAATCGTGTTTTTCCAATGTAGTTGCCTTTGAACCCTTACTATATTTATCTTTGTGAACCCCGCCGCCACGCCCTTCTTTTATGCCATACATATACTCGAAACTCATATAGCGGTAATGATTTATACATAATACTTCGCTTGTTGCTGGAATATACCACCGATGGGCCGTATTGGTTCCGTGTATTGCAACTCTATTCAAGTAGTTCATATTATATATACATTTGGGATGTCGTTTAGAGTCGTAGTGTAGTCGCCGAATGTTCGTTTCGATGACTGATTTTGGGTGCTCAAACACCGCAGGATAATACAACGTCATTTGTATTTGTATTTGATGTACGTCTTTGTCAATGTGTCCTTCTAAAATTGTCTTTAAATTATCGGACTTCTTTGAAAACAAAAACTCATCGGCATCAAACACACATAGCCATTTTACTTCATTTTTTATTCTTGGGACATACTTATCATAACTTTGTTGTTGGCCCATATTCGGCTCCTCGAACAATGTCACAAACCCTGACTCCATAAATTTTGATATATCATAATTATCTTGAGACCCGTTATCTATCAACCAAACGTGGTCCACACCCCACTTCTTATAATGTGAAAGCCATTCGTACAAAATACTCTGTTCATTCTTGAAATATGTCAAGACCCCTAAATCATACTTCTTTTTTTCCATTATATACATTTCATTACTTTATCTTTGGTATATGTTGTTTTCAAAATATTTCGATAACTATTTTGAAAAAAAATCCTAAACATAATCTATATGTCTTCAACCGATCAAGATTTCAATCAAAGATTCAACGTGGCGACCGCGGTTTCATTAGAATTTTACCGTGTATTAATGGGCTCATTCCTCGTTTTGTTCGTTCCTCAGTTATGCGACGATCACGCTTGTTCGATGAATGAAAATGTGAATCGAGGTGATACTTTGACCAACATTGGAATCGCACTTAACTCGATAACACTGTTCGCGTTTTTCCTTCTTTATTTTATTGAAGTCAAGCGAGAAAACAAGATGATTACGTATTTAGAAGTAAATAAATTCAAAGCGCTCGACAATGAATCCGTTGGGGAGGCGTTGCTGCAACTGGAGCCTTCGAAAAAGGACAATATTTTATTGTATGATATGTATTATCAAAAAATGGGATATTTATGTACAGGAATTTTCACAGTAAACTCGACGGTGAGCTCCATCGTCATTTACACAAACTACTTGGATAGCAAAACAGTAACAGTGTTTTTGACAAATTTATTGTTTATGTCTTTGAAAGTTCTCGATGTGTATAATACAGTGAATTCCAAACCGAATATTTTCTTCAGTGCATATCTCAAGAAGAAGGTGCAGTACAATGATGTTGACCCAGATAAATATATGAACAAACCTACCGAAGAAAAACCATCTCCTCTTACCATACAAATTCCGGTTAATGTCGACGAAGACTTAATCATAGAAACTGAACCTCAGGTTGAAATAAAAAAGCCAGAAGATTCTGTTTAGATTTGTATGGATTTGTATAGATTTGTATGGATTTCAAAGGGTTTTGGAAGCATTCTTTACGATCCCTTTATTTTGAGTGGTCGTTTGCTGAAAATATTCTTGTTGTCGTATGTGCTTACCCGAGTGTATATATTTTCCGCTTTTTGATTTCTCTTTCTCTCTTCGTTTACTTCTATCCATCTATCCTATATGTGTTTGAGTAATGATATCAAACAAGAATCAATTTTTCAACATCAAATTAAGAATTCCGACTTTCGTTGCGAATTTATACTATTACTTATGTAGATTGAATTTCTCGGAGAACAATACATAATATGGTATAGTTAAAAATAAAGGGAAAAGTATTGATCAAAATATTCGATTGGTTCTCGAATATTCCTAAATATTCTCTTGTATAGAAATTAATATTTTTCGCGTTTTTGTTTTTGAGGGGTATTTTTTTAGAAGTTTCTATTTTTACATTTTTGAGAACCATACTTTTGTATTTTTATAAATATTCCTAAAACATTCAAAATGAAGAATTTTGGACGTTTTCAATTCCGGTTCTCGAATCTTCCGAAATATTTCCTGTGTAGAAATTAATATTTTTCGCGTTTTTATTTTTGAAGGGTATTTTTTTAGAAGTTTCTATTTTTACATATTTGAGAACCATTCCTAAATTTTTATAAATATTCCTAAATATTCATAAATAGATTCAAAATGAAGGATTTTGGACGTTTTCAATTCCGGTTCTCGAATCTTCCGAAATATTTCCTGTGTAGAAATTAATATTTTTCGCGTTTTTATTTTTGAAGAGTATTTTTTTAGAAGTTTCTATTTTTACAAATTTGAGAACCATTCCTAAATTTTTATAAATATTCCTAAATTTTTATAAACATTCCTAAAGATTCATAAAACATTCAAAATGAAGGATTTTGGATGTTTTGGATCCTGGTTCTCGAATCTTCCTAAATATTTCCTGTATAGAAATTAATATTTTTCGCGTTTTTATTTTTGAAGGGTATTTTTTTAGAAGTTTCTATTTTTACATATTTGAGAACCATTCTTTTGTATTTTATAAAGATTCCTAAAACATTCAAAATGAAGGATTTTGGACGTTTTCAATTCCGGTTCTCGAATCTTCCTAAATATTTCCTGTATAGAAATTAATATTTTTCGCGTTTTTATTTTTGAAGGGTATTTTTTTAGAAGTTTCTATTTTTACATATTTGAGAACCATTCTTTTGTATTTTATAAAGATTCCTAAAACATTCAAAATGAAGGATTTTGGACGTTTTCAATTCCGGTTCTCGAATCTTCCAAAATATTTTGATGTATATATTTCAGTATTTTATCAGAAGAATTTTTGAAGGATATTTTTTTAGAAGTTTCTATTTTACAAATTTGAGAACCTATTTAGACATTTGAGAACCAGATCACAAAAAATTGATATATTTATTATGTATAGCTTGTAAATCATAAACAAAGTATACATAATGGAACTGTACAACGATACCTTCGAAGAAGACTATGGTCAGTTCATCGAGATAGATATTGAAAGTCTCGAAGTGATTTATAACAAGCCACCTCCTCATACAAAAATACAACAATACAGCTACATTCAATCAACTGTAATACACACCATATATGCAGTCGTGATTTATTTCTTCCATAGCATACACGGATTATAATATTTAGTTTCGCAGAGGTCTTTGGTTGGGTTCCATATAGAGTGGTTCTGGAATATGCGTGGGTAGCTTATTCATAACAGCCAAAGATTGTAATTGTTTGATATCAGGAACAACCGGTTTCATTGGTGTGACTAAATTGGTTGACCCGGTTCCGTGTAAGTGAGATTCAACGTCAACAAAGTTATTGGACAATGGAATAGACCCCATTCGTCCCATTAGGAGACCATCTCCTGCGAAATGAGTAGAGAATGCGGCGCCATTCCCCTGGTTCGTGTATGTCATATTGTCAAATTGTAACTGCAATGACTTTTGTTGTGCTTGATAGTCCCCTTCGCTGTTTTTATTTCTTGTAGATGCCATATAGTAATGAAGTATATAATAACAGAAGACAAATAAACAGATATTTTTTAAATTTTATCGAAAAGCGCCATAGATACGCTATCGTCTCCTATCGAGTCGGGATTCTCTAAAAACTTCTCATAAACGATTTTGAAAAGCCATAGATGGTCGTAGCAACATAAAATGGCTAAACCGATTTCTTGGTCTTCAGAGAACATTCGCGAAGCGGCTTTCTTATACAAATCAGCGAAATATTGGGTTTGATGAGTGTTTTGAAAGATGGTTTCCATGGTTTTTTTACACGCATCATTATCGAATAAAAGTTCATCGAATGATTCGTCGTCACTATCATCATCGGCGGTTTCCATATTCGAGACATCCATTTTGAAAAAGGTTCTCAAAAATTGTCGGTATGTTTTGTTATCGTTGTAATATATGTGAGTTGCCATATAAAAATATATACACTTGTATTTTTATATACTTTGTTCATCCACAGAAAGATTTATATCAATTAATCATTTGTATAAACCTTTGGAATTTAAAAAGAGGTGCTGGGTCTGAGCTCGTTTTTTTGCTCCATAGTCATTTCGCGGGCGGACACGCCGCCACGTTTCCATCCATCAAATGCGAGTTCTTCGATAGAGTTCGAAGGATTATTGATGTATGATTTCAGGTCGTCTCTCAATGGATATTTTTGAGGGTCGCAATAAGGCTTATCCATGATGGTGGACACACTTTTCTTGTCAGAAATATTCTCGCCTTGTTGAAGCTGAGATTCGAGTGTAGGATCTCCACAACCTCGTCCTAAATAAGGCACCGTAATGAACGGTCTTTGGTGAAGCTGAAGTTTTTCTAAAGGCCTTTCTGCGCCGACTTTGTTGAGAAGGGCCGATTCATAATCGACGACGTTGGCCGAAATACCACCGATTCCATTTCCAAACATAATTCCGTGGTGTTGTGTGGCAAAATCGACCTGCGAGTTGGAAGCACTATCACTAAAATAGTTAGATACAGAGTAAGTTCCGAATTTGGTATTTTGAACGTTCACTTGTGTTTGGTCCACCATATCCGACCTCAGTCCACTCATATTATTGAATACATAACTGTGTAATGTTGACATTTAATAAGTTCTATATAAGATACTACAAGAAATTTATTTAGATTTAATTTGTATGACGGTCTAAATTTCTCGCACAAGCAAACAGATTACCTTCTTTGCAAGATACCATACTACCGTAACAAAAGTCAGCAAATGCGGCTTGGTCGTTTGGAATAGTTGTGCTGGGCTGAGAATGGAACGGTTTCAGCGACTGTTCAAAAACGAACTGGTCTCCTAAATCCGTGAAAAGTTTATCGGAAATGTCGGGTTGTCCAGGATTGGCCTCCGCAACCATTTGCTTGGCATTTTCCAGAATTGTTTCGCTGGTGCTTTCGGTGAAGGCGGGTGGCGCGGGTTTCTTGCTGGTAGGGTCGTCATAATCGGTGAGCAGCACGTTGGATAGCGGATTCGTGGATTTTGTTTGATCAAAAACATCGGGGTTTGCGTCAAAACGGTCTAAAACGGCTAAAGCTGGATTTTCAAAATTTTCTTGGATGTTCATTTCCATTTTTTCTTGGGCGCGTTTTTCTTCCTGTGTTTTGAAAAAATACAAACAATAGATTCCGAAAAGCGTGATGGTAGCAACCATAAAAATTCGAATATTTTTGCTGTATGCGAAGCTCAATATCGACAAAATCAACACGGTTCGGGTAATGGAATTCAGCTTTTGGTAATATGTCATATCCTCCACTGGAAAGAACTCAAAAATGTAATCCTTCTGAAATAATATGTTGGGGTTCTCGAACCAAAATGGAACGGACTTGGGAGATTCATTTCCCAACAATGGTTCATTCGGTGTAATATATTTTTGACTGGCGGTTTCATCATTCATTTGTATGTCCATTTGTTATATTATTATATATATAACAAATATCATTTTTTATTTTTGTTTCATACATTTATCGTCTATTTCTAAAGATTCGCATTTCTCTGTTTGAGGAACCACTCTCAGCACACACTTCGACTTTTCTCCGTAAAGAGGCTCCACGCAACCTTTTTCGGCTTCCTTGTTATGAAGAGTTTTGGTGACAAGTTTTTTGATTTTCTTCATTTCTTTTAAACTTTTGGTACAGCGGGAACGAAAATGTTCGTAGCGTTCTCGAACATCGTCGTAGGATAGTTTGGATGTTTTATTCAACATTTCGTTTATGGCTTCATGAAGGTTGTAAACGTACCTGGAAAACGTTTCCCGAGATTTCAAGGCGGATTTATTTAGCGGAAGTTTCTCCAGATTTTTACACAGATTTTTCCTACACTTTCCACAGGGCAAAACATATTTCAAACTCAATATGAAATTCCGATAGTGTGTTTTATCCTTACAAGTTGGATGTAATGGATAATTGAAACTCATCGTGTGTAAATAATGCCACATACTGGGACCCCAAACAGAAGTCAGCATACCGTCGTTGCTATTATAATCGAATTCACTGAAAACCTTTTCTTTACGAGTTCTGTTTTTCACTTTGCGAATGTTTGTTTTGGATTTAGCCTTGGATGTTTTCATTATGGACTCATATATTTATTGTTGGAAATTTATTGTTGGAAATTTAATGATGCCAACCAGAGCAATTCGTTTTTTTGGATTATTCTAAAATCTTTTCAATATATATAATGCCAAGTTTATCCAAAGTTGTAGGAGATGTTATCAGACCATATCAATATTATATTGTTGGAGCCGTCGCATTCATCATCTTCTCGATTATCGCATATTATATTTTCCAAACCGTTTATTTGAAAAAGAAGAAGAATATCAAATTCGAGGATGTGGCTAACGCAAACAACCGCAAAAGCACTATTGATATTTTCTTCTTCTTTGTTGATTGGTGCCCTCACTGCAAAACCGCTAAACCTGAATGGGACCAGTTCAAAAGAAATTTCAACAACTCCACCATAGGAAACAGCGTGATTAAATGTTACGATATTAACTGCACAGACGACAACGGCGAAGACGTCGTTGAACTGGACAATAGCGACCCTAACAACCCGGTCCAAACAGGAATCAAACCCACCACAATGAAAACTGCCGAGCTCATCCAGCTGTACAATATCGATGCTTATCCTACAATTAAACTCAAGAAGGATGATATGGTCGTGGATTTCGACGCGAAGATTACGCAAGTTGCGCTGTCGAAATTCGTCAATAGCGTCTAAACCATTGAAGATATCTCACTACAATATCCCCACGATTGTAAATATTGCTTTGTTTCATTGACACCTTTTTGAATGATACTTGTACGGTATGATTGGGATTTGGCGATGGTTTCGTAAAGGTCTAAGACGGTGACAGGGGCGCCTTCGGCGCCACCAACTTCAAACATATTGGAAACATCGGTGTAATCCATTCGAATTTTGTGTTTGAACACAACGCTGTGATCGTTTTGAAACGCTATCTCCTTGAAAATCTTTTCAAAGACCAAAAACGAATAATGGAATATATTGGTGGATTCCGTGATAAGTGTGGTATTTTTCGTGAAATTCCCGATGGAAATGCCTAATATTGTATCTGTGTCGACCACTCTTTCAACGCATTTCGAAATAGGAAAATTTAGTAAAATCCCTCCATCCAAATAACATTCGTCGTTTTGGAAAAACGGAGGAAAAATGAATGGAACCGCGCAAGAAGCATACACCGCATCTATCACTTTCCAATCCGCGTGACTATGGTGAGAGAGTTCCACGAGATTATACGAGTTCATTTCGGTGGTATATATGTAGATTTCTGTGTGAGTGTATTCATACAGGTCTTGTAATGTCAAATTGGGGTCCAAGTCGAGACTTTTGAATAAAGGTTCCAGTACGTCGTAAAAAAAGCGTTTATGTAAGACCCCGTTGTTTTCCAGTATTTGAATTGGATTGTACATTGCGTTTTGAATAACATCGTGCCAAGGGCGTTTTATCAAATATGCGTCGATGGTTTCAAAATCGATTTTCAAAGAGAGCATTATGGAGATGATGGAACCTACTGAACTTCCGTAAAAGGATTTGATGTTGGATGGTTGTATGAAACCGGATTCGCAACATTCTTTGAAGGCACCGTAGGCGTAGAGACCCCAAATACCTCCCCCGGAAATGACTACGTGTTCGATACTATTGTTTGATGTGTCCATATTTAATATGTTTGTAAATATGGATTTATATGTTTTATTTGGCAAATTTAATGCTTCTTGGATTGTCTTCTCTTTCTTTGGACCTTTCTGCGGGTCTTTCTGGCCTTCTTCTTGCGGGTCTTTCTCTTTCCACCGCCTGTTGTATTTGCTGGTACTTCTGTTCCGTCTTCTGTCTGATTCTTTTTGGTAAAAAACGACATTAACCCTTTACCCGCGTTCCCAACTCCTTTACTGATACCTTTACCGATACCTTTACCGATACCTTGAATGGAGGTATTTTCAACTCCTTGACGAATGTTTCGACGGAGTATCGAAGTATTACGCGCTAAGTCGCTTGCATGTTCTTTTACGCTGAGGTCCTTCATACTTCCTGAAAAATTTAGTTTTGACGCAATAAAATAATGTTTTGTTCTCTCTCTCTCATTAAGTACCGAGTCTGATAATTCTTTTTCTCCATTCTTTTCTACGACAATTAATTGTCCTTCATCATCTTTTTTTAAAGAGGTGACTTTACCCAACAAAGTTGTCAACGCAACAACTTTTATCTGAATCGCACTACAGAATTTATATAATTTTTCTCCTTTAAGGGGGTTATTTAGTTCTTTTTCTAGGTTTGGCAATGGCTTCTTTGGGTCATTTAAATTTAAAAATATATTGGACTTCAAATCTTCCACAATACCTTTAAGTATATCAATATCCAAGAGTTTGTTTTTAAAATCATCGAGTGTGCTTTCTGGGGTGGTGGCTGGATTCAAATTCTTAAAAATCTCTCTATAATTTTTTATTGAATCACTAAGACTAGTATCCTTATCCAAAACTAGATTTAATCCTTTCTTCCCTCCTGTGTTTCCTATTACTTTGTCCTTCGTTCTTGTTTCGTTAATCTCGCTGGTTTTTCCATCTATTTGCATAAACAACACATCTAAAGATCTATGCAGCTCGTACATCTTATTTTTTAAATGGTCTGTTCCTCTAGTCGCCTTAAGACCCTCATCCTCTTTCGTAATTTCAGCTAATCTTCGTGAATTATCAGATAAGTTAAACAAAACTTTGGTATCTTCGGCCGATCCAAGTTTTAGTGAAATAGGAAGACACAACACTTTTGCTACGTTACCTTTATTTACTATTTCCATTACTTTTTCAGTCTTCTCTTCCTCTCCTTCCATTTTGTCTACTTCTTTGTCGTTCTTATCAAAAAGCTTCACCGGTCCTACGGTTTTTAAAACGTCCACACCATTATGGGTTACTTTTTCGATATCTTGTTTAATTGTGAACCTGTCACCCTCTACATCTGTTGTTGGTACGATTGCTGCTGCTTGTGCTGGTGCTTTTGGTGGTTTAAAACGGGTCATTTTGGTGCCGTTGAATTGAATAACAGAATATGGTTTTTTTTCAACCTCCTCGAAATACTTATCGAGATTTTCAATCGGATTTTTTTCCATATCAAGTTGCAGTTGGGAGAGTTCAATTTTTTTAGTGCCTTCAAGTTTGGTTGTTTGCTCTGTAATTTGTTCAATTTGTGGAACTCCTCCCAGTTTAGAATCATTTTTAATATTAATAAAATAATCGTTTCTTGGAGTGTCCCCTTGTGCGGGTTCACCGACTTCAATAAAAAATCCACATCTACTATCACCGAACATAGAGGCAACGCCACCATCCGATCCCCATGTATAAGGAGTAAATTTCGCTCCTTGATAATCAAATGATAAATCTGGACATAATCCTCCGCCTTTCATATTATAAATATATAATATAGTGCTAAATTAATTTAGTCAAAACCGAAGGAAATAAATATAATTTTTGTATATATGTCGTGTTTATTGTATGTTGATGAAGAAGAGGCCAATAATAAGATAAGTATAGACGAATTGTATGATAAAAAGCATCAACGGGACCTCAAACAAATTAGTATATTCAATAAATTGCTAAATAGAATCCACAAAAGAATTCAAATAACGGGTCGGACGAAAAAGAACGAGAAACATATTTGGTTCACCGTCCCCGAATATTTATTTGGAGAACCGAATTACGATCAAGGAGATTGTTTGGGTTTTTTGATAGCTAAATTAGAAGACAACGGATTCTATATCAAGTATTTGCATCCAAACACACTCTTCATAAGTTGGGAAAATTGGATACCCACATATGCCCGGAACGAGTTCAAAAAGAAAACCGGTATTGTAGTAGACGAACACGGGAATGTCATCGATAAATCAGAAGACGCGGAGGAAATCGAAAGCCACGACCCTAACGCAAGATTGCTAAATATTCAAAAGGAGAAGGAGAAAGAAAAAGAACAAAAACAATACACCTCGATTAAATCATACAAGCCAACTGGAAATTTGGTATATGATCAAGAAATGTTGGACAAAATCGAGAGGAAAGTGACGTTTTCTTAAACCGCCCTAAATATTCCTAAACGTTCACTTGAAAGAAAATAAAAAATTGATTGTATAATTATGAAAAGGGTATATTCATAATTATGGCACAATTCGTTCAAAAATCAATGACGAAAGGTTTTGCTACTATAAATATGGATAGCAAGAAAACAAAGAAGAATAAGGTGCTCTTGTCCAATGCGGAGAAGTGTAAGCTGTGGGATTTGTATGATACTGATATGAATGAAGACACCACCGCAAAGGAGCAGCCGATTGTCGTGTATGATAAACCCAACGAAAAACACGAACAAGGACTATGCGAATCGTGCAATTCCATACTGATGATTATGGAGGACGGATTTCCGACTTGTACGAATGTAAAGTGTGGAATCATCGCCAGAGACACTTTAGACCATTCGCCAGAGTGGCGTTTCTTCAACTCCGAAGACAGACATTCGACAGACCCCGCCCGTTGTGGAAATCCCATTGACCCACTTTTGGTTGAATCGTCGTATGGTGTGAAAGTTCTTTGTAATAGTAAGTCTACGTATCAAATGAAGAAAATCCGAAAGTGGACGGAATGGCAATCCATGCCTTACAAGGAGAAGTCGTTGTATGATGAATTCCAGTTTATTAAAACGATGGCCCAGAATGAAGGCATTCCAAAAATGTTGATAGACTATGCGATGGTGATTCATAAAGATATATCCGAACAGAAAATGTTCCGCGGGATGAACCGGGATGGCATTAAGTCGGCGTCTATATACTTGTCGTGTAGATTGAACAACAACCCTCGAACACCACAAGAAATCGCCCAAATATTCAAGTTGGATAAAACAAGTGCCACCAAAGGATGCTCTATGGCGGTGAACATATTGAATAATATTGACCGGGGTTCTGAAATGGAAAACAAGAAAGAATTGTGTGCTACAACACCGTTGTCGTTTATCGAAAGATATTGTAGTAAGTTTAACATAACCCCGGAGCTAACAAATCTGTCTACATTTGTCGCTAAAAAGATTCAGAATGAGAATCTCATAAACAATAATACGCCTCAAGCAATTGCTGCTGGGATTGTGTATTTCATCTCTATGATTTGTAGCCTAAACATTTCCAAAGCCGATATTAACAATATATGTGGCGTTAGTGAAGTGACAATAAATAAATGTTATAAAAAAATGGATGGAATGAAAGAATCGTTGATCCCTAACTGTATTTTAGTAAAATATTCGTGAAAACTGACTTGACCCGTTTCGTTTTTGAAATAAAAATATTTGTAATCTATATATTTTTTATGGATATAGAGAGCAATAATAATAGCAGTATTCCGCCTACTAAACCCAAAAAGAAGCACGATAAAAAGCATCACGCTGGGGTTAAACACCGCAGCAAAAAGAAACCGCGTGTAGATGGGAGTGGAAATATAATTGATGTTTCCGGGGAAGACTTATCTTTGAACCTTGTGGGAGATTTATCTATGAACCTTGTGGGAGATTTATCTATGAACCTTGTGGGAGATTTATCTATGAACCCAGTGGAAGACATATCGTCGAACCCCGTGGAAGACATATCGTCGAAGGAAGAAAACATATCAATTGTGTATGAGACTCCAAAAGAAGTAGCATACATACACGAAATTTATTCCGATAAAGAGGATAGTGACCCAGAAATTGTTGAAACGGTAGAAAATAAGATGCCTAATAAGAACAAAAAAAGTCCTACAAGTTTAAAAACTCCTACAAAAAGTCCTAAATTAGTGTTTATTGTTCCTTACAGAGATAGAGAGCATCAGCTTATTTTTTTCAGAGAGCATATGGTAAAAATAATGGAAGATTACGATAAGAGCACATATCAAATCATATATTTACATCAGAAAGATGAACGCAGTTTCAATCGCGGAGCTATGAAAAACATAGGATTTTTATACGTAAAAACGAAGTATCCTGAAGATTATAAATCTATGACGTTGGTATTCAACGATGTAGATACGATGCCATTAACAAAGAACTTTTTAAATTATGAGACGCACTCTGGAAATGTGAAGCATTTCTACGGATACGAATTTACATTGGGTGGAATCGTTTCAATCACAGGAAACGATTTCGAGAAGATCGGTGGTTACGCCAATTATTGGGCGTGGGGGTTCGAAGACAATGTTCTTCAGGACCGTGTATCGAAGGCCGGCTTGAAAATCGACCGTTCCCAATATTATCCAATAATGGACAAAAATATACTACAATTGAAGGATGGTATTACCAGATTGGTGAACCGCGGTGAATTCGATAAGTACGAACAAGAAAAGACGACAAACAAAACGGTCGACGGATTTCACACAATAAAGGATTTACAATATGTGTTTGATGAAATAAGCGGGTTTGTGAATGTGACCTCTTTCACGACTCAAACACCTGAGAATATTGCTCAAACCACGGTACACGATATGCGCAACGGAGCGGTGCCCTTCAAACGCGCACGGAAAAGACCCAAGATGGGGATGTTTATGCACCATCATTAATATCATAAAAAGAATCGACTAATTGAATCATTTGACTACATTTATTTGTGTTTTTGCTTGAGTCGTGGTTTCGGGTTAGTTGTTGGGGGTGTAAGCGATATAAAACGAGAGATTGGGGCAAGTTGACCAGTTTTTTGTATTTTTTCACGAGTCGAAGTTCTAAATCGTAATCCTCTTGAATGAATTTTATTGTGTTGTCATACACATTATAATTTCCAACGCTCAATACGGCTGATTTCCGGTAGCAGAGAGTAGGGTGATTCGCGAACCAAGTCGGAATATTCTTTTTGATAAAGTCCCAATCGACTATGGACGGATGACTGGTGTCGCCAACACAGACCTTTCGCGAAGTATTATCGCAGTTAAAGAGTTTCATATTGGAACCACACACTTGAATATCGGTGTTTTGTTCCATAAAAGCCACTTGGGTTCTTATTCGGTCAGAAATCATCACATCGTCGGAATCCATTTTGAAAATGAGCTCGTGTGAACATTTCATTATTCCAATATTATTGGAAAATGCGGTGCCAGAATTGGGGAAATGTTTATGATACACTACCGTTGTGAATCGGGAATTTTCCGAGAACCAATCCAACAATTCCTCCAAATATTTTGTATGAACCTCATCCGAACCATCGTTTATCCAGACAACTTCGATCCCAATATGTCCGGTTTGATTGCGCACGGATTCTAAACACTCAAACACAAATTGTTTAGACGTATTATAGCTTGTAATCATCAAACTAACCCATTTATGCGGGGGTAAAAGAGAAGGGGGTAGCACCACTGAATTGATAGTGTCATACGATTGTTTCGCAGTTCCCCATTCTTGATACGCATATACTTTCTTATGACCATCATAAGAGTCACCAGTAAAATGGATGGGTAAGAAATAATGGCTCGGGTATATAGTCATATTATGTTGATATTTCTGAGTATTTAGAAAGTCAGTCAATAGCGCGGGTCCAACAGATGCCCAGGCACGATGTGTTTGAATAGCGTCATCGTGTTTCCCATTTGAAATCGAGTCGACGATATCGTTCAAGAGTGTGTGTTCTGGAACAAACCCCATTGTTCCGGTAGCAATGAGGTCGTCCCTAATTTTTTTGTTTTCGAAGGTAGCGAATCCGGTGTTTTCCAAGAACGAATCATTGAAGGGTTCTATGCAGATGGAATCGGCGTCAACGAATATCCCGCCAAATTTCTGTAGAATTTCCCATCGTATAATGTCGGCTTTGCCGTTGATTTCTTGGATCATATCGATTTGTTTTTGACACTTGAAAACCAAATTCCGCCGTTGGATTTCTTCTTCATTCCAGAGTATATATTGTAAATTGGGGTGTTTGAGTTCCCACGTTTTCATTAGAACGGTTGGAGGAGATTTAGGGCCTATCCATATTTGGTGTAGTATTTTAGGAATAGACATTTCGATCAAATAGTAATTATATGTAGGATAAATATTATTTATATATTTTTGGGCTATCAATACTCAATAATCTTGTAAGTAATACCATATTGGTGTGATGATTCCCAAATACCGGATATTTTGATATAATATTTTTGTAAGTCATACCCGGTCATAAAGGGCTTACTTCCGTCGTAAGAATTGAAAGTTCTTTCTTTATAAAATCTCACATTACCTATCGAATGAATAGTATTGAATGCCAATTGTTTGGATTTACCGTGTAATCCAAAATGCTTCGAATAGTCATCGAGAAGCTGTTGTTCCAATTTGAATAGCGTGTTGAAGATGTCGGAATTCACCCTTGAATCAAAATACAAATTGCTTTTTATGATTTGTTTTATCTTTAGTGGAAATACAAAAAACAGCCCGTTCAAAGAAAGGTGTGCATCCGAATAAATAATCTTCGAGAATTTCCCATCCATTATCATATTCGCCTTTCTTTCACCGAAAAAAATACCACACCGATTGATTTGTCTTGGAGTCAATAGTAGTTTCATTCTATAGTTTCAATACTAATCATATAAATGAATTAATTTTATATGATTTCTAACACTTATGTATTTGTATATTTAGATGGTAAATAAACCAATAGAAAATATATAACAAGAAATATATAACAAGAAATATATAGTCATGTCGGCATTATTAAATATGAATCAAATTAGATATAAATCATGGAAGGGGAAAACGTTGGAACAAGTAGTATCATCCATTCAAAAAAACGAAGGCACACAATCGAATCTCCAAATACATCAGTTGATGCGAGCACAGCCTCTGAAACTCTACCGTAGAGAAATCGCAAGTAACCCATCTAATTCTTGTAATGTGCGCACGTCCACTAAAATCGAAAACATCAATATGCCTGGGTCGACAATAGTGTCTGAAACATACACAGGAAATGGATTGGTAGGTTCATTACACTTAGACGAGTCAACAAATAGCGCAGAGAATCCACCCGCCTGTAAAAGTGAATGCATTTTTTCACCCGAGGCAAACGCGCGCAGACGGGTTCGAAGCTCCGGAATGATCCCTAAAAAACACAATATAAACAAGAATAATGACCAATACTGCACAAGCACGAATCAATATTTAGTCAGTCGTAATAGAACAATCAAACAAAACGAATACAACTATATCAGAAAGGGAAATTCTGGTGTGGAACCAGGAACTGGCTTATCCAAATCCAACATCTATAGTCCAGCGGGTCTTAGTCATTGTTATCAACCAGAAGTGTCGGCAATCAACAACAACAACCATTTCCAATACTTATGGGTGGATGGTGCCACATATGATGTATTCATTCCTGATGGCAAATATGATGTGGACGCTTTAAATCAAGTGTTTCGCAATCAAATGACAACGAATGAACACTATTTCATTGACAGTTCGGGTAAAAAGGTTTTCCTCTTAAATATTTCGTACAACAATTTAACCGAACAAGTGATTTTGTATGCCACTCCAGATATTTTACAATCGACATATCCGTCACCTTCCTATACCGTGCCTCTTGCGACCTCGTGGTTAACATCTATTCCATATAACGCACCCGGGTCCAACACATTCATCATCATTCTCGATAATCAATTCTCTAAATTATTAGGAACTTTACCTGGTCAATATGGTTCTGGGTCAACATACTCTCAAATGAGACCAGATATCACACAAAATTATGTCGCTCTTTATTATAAACCGAGTAACCCGGCATTTGGAACTCAGGGGGCTGTGGACAGTAGCACGCGCATTCATAGGCGAAAATATAACACTATTAACGACGTGGCGCACTCTATGGGTGCCGCGTATGGAACTGGAACAGCAAATGCTATGGCGTATGGTGTATCAGAGACGCCTTACAGTTTAAAACAACAAACAGGATTTGAGGATACTGCTGCGCCAGTAATTAAGCCAGACGGTTCTTTATGTGTGAAAAAGAAATTCATCTATCGCTACTAAATATTTACATTGTAAACTCTAACTATTTTCAAGCTCGTTGTATAGGAATAAGTTGTTGGGGATATTATTGTAGGGTATTTTATTTGTGATACACCATTGGATTGATTTTTGGATATTTCCTCGTACAATATTATTAATCTTGTCTTGTTTCATTCTGTTGGACATCAGTGAAATGGTGTAGTTGATATTTTTCAATTGGGACTGGCCAAATATGGAGTTATATTCCTCGAGTTTTTGTATGAAATGAAGCGGAATATCTTCTGATAAGAACCGACAATATTCGTAATCATCGCTCAACATTTGATTGAAACAATTGTAGATGTATGGATAAAAATCATCGTGGTGTGAATGCAAGAACCCTGAACATACAACGTATTTTTCTGAATTAGCATTTCTGCTGGTTTTGGGTTTTATGATGTGGGTTTTTTCGTAAAAACTTGACAAAAAATACAATAAGTCTATGGTATGCTGCATAAAACAGTCGAAAATCTTCAAAACGAATGTCCCTCCTTTCTTTTGTATACATAGCGCATACGCTATTTGCGCGAACAATAATTTGGAAATCGCGTTTTCTTGTTGATTAAAATCAAAGGAAAAGTCGAACCCGCCATCAGCAGTGACCAGTTCTACGGATGAATGGTATTTTTTTGCCACATATTCAAAATTGTTTATATCCAGTATATTTCCAGTTCCATCTAATCCGTTTTCTATTGTGACATTTGGGTTTTCATTTAGAAAATGTTTGCTTTTTTTCCAAGCGGGAATGTTCGTGTCTGCTTTGTTATCCAGTAAAGTCATACCTATATATGTGTCTTTACTGTTCCTCCTTTCATTGACAAGTGCTTCTATAAATCCCCCAGGACCTTCGGCTAAATGAAAGGTGATGATTGGGGTTTCATACAGAATACAAAATGTATGTAATATCTCTATCATTTTAAAATATGACCGGGAAAGAGGTTTATACTTTGATATAGGCCGTTTGGTTTGAGGGGTATTCGTATGGATATATTCGTAGGGGTTTGTATATTTCTTGTAAATGTCCCACGATTTATCGATGTCTGTTATTTTTTCCTTTATCTCATACAAATATTTGGCGAGTGTGTGTGATAATGCAATTCTATTTTCCGTTCTTTCGTAGGATAATTTGGTATATACATTTCTGTTTGATCTTGGCAATAAATAATACGTCATCTAAACTTGTCTATGAAAAAATATCTATATTCATTTTTTCATAGTTTTCATTTTTTATTTTTTCATTTTTTCAACTCATTTATTTTTTTGTTGGTTTTTTCGACTTTGATGGGGGTTTCGCCTTTGCTGTTTTGGTCTTTACTGGTGTTTCAGTTTCCTTTTCGGTTTCCTTTTCGGCATCCTTTTCGGTTTCCTTGTCAGTTTCCTTGTCGGTTTCCTTTTCGGTTTCCTTGTCGGCATCCTTTTCGGTTTCCTTTTCGGTTTCCTTGTCAGCTTCCTTTTCGGCATCCTTTTCTGTTTCCTTTTCGGTTTGGATCTTGCGTGTCGATTCCTTCGGTTCAAACTCATCATCGGATGACTCTGAATCCGACAATATGTCCAAATTTTCATTGATGGGTTTCAATACAATTTTCGCTTTTAGTTTCGTAATATTCCCCTTTATAGGTGACTGAAGGCGTTGTTCTGTTTCTAAAGCTTCCGCTAATTCCGAATCTTCATCATAATCTGTATCAAACATCGACGAATTCTTCTTTGCGTTTAATAATAACTTGGCGATTTTCGCCGCAGGAACAGTGGTGGTTTTCTTAAATATACAGTATCGATTCATAAACGAAAGATTCTTCTCGACAGAAGTCATATGGATAGCCTGTTTGAAGTCCTTTTTGAGTTTTGGATTCATCTTTACATCGTTTTCAAGTTCCGCGAATAATTCGCCGAAGAGTCCTGAGTTTCGCGGCATCCCCATCTGTTTCGCCTCGTCATTAGTAATAAGAGTAAATCCATAGTCTTCCATAATTCTCACAAAGTATTCAAAGTTTACAAGGTATTCTCTACAAACTTTATTTATGGATTCTTGGTATACATCAATCGCATAACCAATTGAATTTTCATCATCAGGAAACCCACTTTCGTCATATTTTTTGATGATTTCACAGATTTTCTTTGTGGGACCATATTTGGGGTCTGTCATAAATGAATACGACTCACCCTTTTCTTTGTCTCTCAACAAATCAAACACGGATTTGCCATCGAAACAAGTGGAGATGAAATATCCTTGAATTTTCGTATTTTCCGCAATATTCTGCATAAACCCGTGGAGGATGAGAGGATTTTCAAAGTAATAATGTAAAGCGAACTGACAAGACGAAATATTGAATCCGGATTCGCCAACACCATATCTCTTGTAGACCCCTTTTCCTAAAACAGTGGCGTCTTTTGAACCCTTTCCAATGAGCGCGTTGATAACCATCTTGTCCTTTTCGCTGGTAAAGCATTTACCGTTTCGAATATTCAATCCTGTATTTCCCTGCATAAACACCGCGTAAAACAGTTTGCTTGTCTTTTTGCACTCATTCAAGTAACGCACACACGCCCCATCGATAGGGTTCATAATGTTTTCCCCGTACAAATCGATTCCCAAGACGAACGATAATTTGGAAGATTTCCACTTGGCAATATCGCCTCCCCGTCCTACAGCATAATCGATAAGCGTATCTTCCGCGTTGGCCACACCGGTAATGAGTTTCTTCTTGACAAACAGATTGTGAAAGTTTCGTAATGCGATTGTTTTTGATTCGTCGCTGTGGCACTGATTGTAGTATACGTCGCCTTCCCCGATGTTGGCCACGTCTGGGATGTTGTTTCCAGAGACAATCATATCTTCCGTGATTTCATTATGTATTGAATGCCAGTTGCTGTTGGCAACGTGGTACGCATTACCATATTCGCGCGAACCGGCCAGTAGTTTTTGAGTTTTATCATATCTGACCCTAATAGGTATCCATCTCCATTTGGAATCTTTGGATTTATCGTATCGAAATTCCACAATATTCGATTCTTCGAAATATTCCCCTTCTTCGGTCATCATCAGCATATTTTCCCCGTCACATTTCAACATAATATTACACAGTCCAGCGTTTTCATCATATGGACTGGTTGGACGGAACTGAGCAGGTTCATATGTATTTGTGTTTTCGTCTTTGAGGCTGGGAGAAGGCAAATTTTCGTGTAAGATATCATTATACGGATTTTCGTAGCCGTGCTTCTTTGGATCGAATCCACACATTAGAACCAGCGTCTTATATTGTATGATTGCGTCGGAATTATTTGTGGATGTCCCCTCTTGGAATACATTCGATATTTTATCGCGTCCCGATTTATCCTTTTCGACCGAGACAAGGAAATCAACGGTGTTGCTCTCCACTGGTTTCCATTTGAAAGACATATCCCAAGTGGATTTTTCCAACGGTCCAGCCTCACCCTTCTTGTTTGATGCCACTCCGGTCTTTGATGGTGTGAATATCAGTCCATCTGTAATGTATTCGACTAATCCATCTTTAACGGACGAGATGATTTCAGAGCATCCCTCAAATATGGTTGTTTGAGGAGAGGTGAAGTAGAATTTTTTACACTCGACCCGTAATCCGCACGCTGGATTCGCTTCAGGTTTTGTCATAACCGATTTAAATGTATCTCGGTTCACCCATTTTTTAGTGAGACCGGTTTTAGGGTCCGTAATTTCTTTCCAGCGAATATTATTTTCTTTTAGAATGGACGATGGTTTCAAAAGAGAGACAAATTTGTTGAGGAGGGGCAGACGATAATCGTTGATGCTGAATTTCTCTTTTTGATTTCCGTCCTCGTTTTCACCTTCCTCTTTATCGAGAGAATCATACATAAATGACTTAGTTCGAACATTTTTGTTTCCGACGAAATAGATATCGAACGCGGCATATAGATTGATGAAGTTGCGTGTTTTATCATATTTGATATGCTCTCCGTCGATCAAACTCATAAATATGGTTTTCTCTGCGGTTTTACATCCGGTAAAGGTAATGTTCATATTTTTATCAATATAATAAATGCGTCCTTCTTCATTTACGAACAACATCTTACGGTCACCATCTGCCTTGTCTGTAACAGAATAATCCTGGCGTATATTGGGGACATTCGTATCCGAGTTGTCTGAGACTATATTCTCTAATTGTAATGTGTATGAGTCGGGACCGATGAAATTGGCCGGAGATATTCTTTTGAATCCATCGGCGGCGTCCTTTCCGTGCAACATAGTCATATATGATGTGTAAACGTGGTTTCGTTCCGAAAAGGGAATGGGATAATTCGACCCCTGTATTCCGCTCAGTATCATACGAATACATTTTCTTAGTGCCCCCATAATTTGTTCGCCTGATTCATAATTGGTTCCCATTCCGACACGACTATTGTCCAGTTCAAGTTCTATTTCATAGGATGGAGTATTTTCAAACACCTTTGAATCTTGTATTGTGTATGTTAGTATAGGCACTTTGTTTGACTTTTTATTGGTGCGAATGATACTGATATCCACAAATACCGGTAATTCAGGGTGTTCGAATCTTACACGATTAATATTACGAAAGTTCTTCTTGTTATCCGTCCATTTAGACACGATGTTGTTTATGAACGGAGATGTGATATTGAAATCTTGTTCAAACTGATAAGCCACGCGGAAATTCATATCATTAAAGTCGATGGGTCTTTGAAATCTGCCATCTTCCCCTTTTGGCGAGACCTTTTTTGTGAATTTGACTTTGTTTGTGTGTTTCAATGAATTCAACGCGATTTTATCCAAACTGTTCGACTTACAATATTCTTGTATCATATCCACGCCCAACAATTCCGCGCGAATGTTCGATACGCGAACTTGTCCGGTTTGTTTATCCGTGTATTCGGAATAAATCCGTAACATTTCCAGTCCATCCGCATTTTTGGTGGAGAATCCTTGAGACATAATTTGTTTTACTACATTATCATAGTCCAATTTCGAAATCGGTCGGCCTCCTCCGTTTTTTGTGTTAATCCCAAACCTCAATTCAAATTCCTTGGTTTTTCCGTCGACACGTAATGATGGGTTTCCACCTTCTAAATATTTCTCGATGCGTTTAGCGAATTCAATCTTCAGTTCGTCGGCATCTTTTTCTTTGTTGTCTTTATTGTCTTTGTTGGTTTTGTCTGGGATGGAACTGTTTGATTTCGATTCCGAGGTTGACATGATAAAAATGTATGATATAATATGTATTCATATATTTTTGAATTTTTAAATCAATTTTTCTCACTGTGATTATTATTCTGTCTTAGCAAGTGGACCAAACGCAATAGTGATTTATTTTCTGATATAGCTCATTTTTCTTTTTTCCAACACAATCTATATTCATTTTGAACGATATTTCGCGCAATTCATCTGTTTTATATGACGATAATCCTTGAAGAGGCTTATTGTATTGGTGGAACTCGTGTTTAGTTCTGCGTATTTCGTCTATGAATTGGGGTTTATCGCTGATCATACACAACTTGTATTTCGTTTTTTGACGGTCGTTGTTGGTAACCGCATATTCCAATATAATAGGGTCATCGTCTACACTATCAGACTCTTCGACCTTGATAAAGATATTCTTTTCTCCATGGATTAGGTAAATGGTGCGTTTGTAATATATCACTAAAGCAATGAACCCCAGCATACTCGTTTTATCCTGAATACACATAAATTCAGACATTATTTCTTGGATCTGACCATTCGTTATCTTTTGATTACTATTTTTCAAAAGTTTCGTGTTATGGCTACGAAAGTATTCCACAATCTTTTGTTTCTCGCTGGTTTCTCGATTTGAATATCGATGGCCGATCTGTAAATAGTCGTTTTCTCCGTAAATTTCATAATATATACACCAAAAAAGTGTGTCGGATTGTTTTGGCACAAAGGCATATTTTGATGCGACTATATTTTGCTTCGGCGGCACTGGTGTTGTTGTGGGGTCTGTTTGGTTTGTGGGTTGTGTGATTTGTTTCGGAGGTTGTGTTGTTGTGGGTTGTTCTATGATAAACAAATTATTAAGGTCCTCTTTGGCGTTAGTGCACATATATGGATGTAGTGGAGACAGGTCGAGATTATCAAATTTATTATTTTGGTAAAAAATTTGATATAAAAATCGCAAACTAAAATTATCTACGTGATAAGGGTCATTCTCTCTACGATATGACATATTGCTTTGATTAGACTTGGTAACTATACATATTTACCGAATTACCTTTATCTTCTTTTTCTAAAAAAAATGTATTTTTAACGTCTTCTTTCTTCGTCTCTAAATCTATCAACAAGTCTTCTTGCTGGTTCAAGTAATCTAAATACTTAATAATTTCATCAATGACACCTTCCGGTAGAAGCGCCATATTCACGAAAACACCGTTCTTATTTTCATTATGGTTATTGTGTGTGGGAGAAGTTTGAATGATTCGCAAAATTTTAATGTGGTGTTGTTTATCTAATCCTTCGATTTTCTTCTTAATTCCTTCTAAATCCATCGTAGTAATATTATACACTATATATTAGTGTTTATATTGTTTGATTCTCCTTTCAATCATCGAGTATTTGTAACGACGGTTTTTGATTCGACCTTTCTACTGAAATGTCAACCAACTTTCCAATAGCCGAAACGTGTTCATCATTCAGTTCAAATCTCACACCGATAATAGATACAATTAGCTTAGTGTTTTCGCGGACTGTTTCATACAGACTATTCATCAAATGATGGTCACGGGCCACAAATATAATAATAGGCACATTTCCTTTTCTGTCCACCACTTCGGCGTGAATACCTGCTTTGGTAACACTCTTACACGTACATTCTACCTTCATATTTTCTACTGGATGGCAAATCATACATTCATAACTACATATGTATTCAACGCTGTCCCCGTTGACCTTTCCAGACGAATAATTTACGATTTTCACAGTATCGGGTTTGGTGTATCCTTCGACTGAACACCTTCCTTCGACTAAAGACGCAATCTTTTTCTCTAAATTTTGCTTCAAATGTTTCCCAATATTGTTGATGGACAATATCACCTTTATAGTAAGAAGGCTCGGTACATACGGTTCATATATTTGATGCATATTGTCCGTTTTTGATTTCTTGTTGACTTCCATTTGTATATAGATTATATAGATATATGAATCAAATATATTTATATGTATTTATATTTGATATTAAATGAATCAATTTTTCAAAATTTTTAGTTTTACCACATTATTATAGATTGCCTGTTCGAAATCCATGAAGTAAACTTTATCGGTGGTATCAGTCAAGTATCTACATAAAAACTCAAACACAATGCACAGCGCCTGCTTATCGTATATGGTGTCAGTATAAATGTCTTTACTGTATTTCAACGATGATAATTTAGATATCAGGTCATTCTTATCTGCGCTGGATGCTTTCGCCCCCATATTATTTCTCACCTGAGTAAAGTCTTTGATTTTAAATACTACATCTTGGTTTTTGAATTCATACATAAATCCCATTAACTTTGCGTGTATCTTATTGATATCAACTGTAAGACTTTCTTTTATTGCAGCGTCGATATCTTGTTTATCGCTGTATGTTGCTTGAATGAATTCTTTTGTCTCCTCATCATACACAACGAATGTATTCTTGGATTTAGTCGCCATTAAAAACGCGTATTTATTTTGAGAACCTATTAGAAATTTTTTACTGTCAAAATATGTTCTCATGTATTCTTCGATATGTTTCTTGGTCGGTTCATCTCCAGAGACTGGATTGGGATTGGTTTGTTCAGGGAAATACATTTTTTTGATGAGTGTTTGTTTCTCTGGGATTCCGAGAACATCCAACCAATGATATACAAAATATTTGGTGATGGTTTCTTTGGGGATTGCGTGGAAACCTGTTAGAACTTCAATGGTAGTATTCGCGTATTTGTAAAAATCATATTCTCCAGAGTAAACCACTGTTTTAGGACTATATGCCACAGCAATATTATTGAATATTTCCGTCAACAATACATCGTACGTTTTCGCAGATGGTGTTTCTATTTCAGGTTCGTCTTTAATAATGTTTAACTTGGGTTCCTTTTTCCCTGGTGATTTCACAGAAAATTCTTCTGGGATTTCGAGAACCAGTGTCTCATTTTTGTATGGAACGGGCGTTTCTCTTTCATAAACAGACGCATATTCATCACCTATTTCAGATGGTTGAAACGCATAATACAACCCTTTATTTATCAAATATCCCTTTCGACCATACTTGTCAACTACTTCCGTGCGATTGTTTATGAATTGCGAAAGAGAAAAATATGTGTGTTCAATCGGGTATCTCCTATAGAAGTTGATTCCGGATATTAAGTGGTCTCTTTTATAGACCGACCGATCTTGGAACATTTCTCGAATACGTTTCGATATACCAATGGATGTATTTTGAACATAAACATCAGTATAAGTGTTTTCTATGAGTTTGGAATCATTTTTTTTCATTTTTGACCCACTACATTTGAAATCACAATTGTCCATGTAATCACATATGTCTGTATATGGTTTGTCTCCTGGCTTGAATTTGATTTGTTTTCCGCTGGATAGATTGATATGTATATTTTGGTTCTCAATCAGTTTCGAGATTTTTTCTTGTGTGAAATTCGTCTGAGAAATATTGAGATGACAATCAACGGCCACTTCTTTCAACAATCGTGTTATACGCCCAATTTCGACGGCCTTCTTTTCTGCAACTCTATATACATAAAGGTCGGCCATTTCTACATCATTCTCTTGTGTTTTTGTTCCGTGTAAATATATTTCAACATTTCTCTCTTCAAATGGCAATTTACAACAACTAAGATGTCTTACACCACGCCCAATAATCTGTTCATTTCGATTCATGTTATACCAAGGATCTAAAATGTGGACTTGACGGATGTTTTTGAAATCCAGTCCTTCATTGGCCGCTTTCGATATTAACACTACCTTGACCAACTCACCATTTTTATTATCAGGTGATGTTATGTATTTGATGTCTTCGCCGTTATTTGGCGAGAAATGTTTATCCCCAGTAATCATAACATATTTTGCTTGCTTAAATGAGCCGGTAACCGACCCTTCCTGTAAAGTTGAAGAATCTATTGGAGAACCTGGAGGAGTTTTGAACAAATTCTTTGTATAATGTGCGCTACCATACCTTGCGAATCCCATTTCTTCCAACGCCAAGGCCATAGGAACAATACCACCATCGATGAATTGAGAGTATATCAAAACTATACCTTTAGACTTCTTAATAATATCACAAATATTGGATATTTTATGACTGTATTTAGAAATCTCCGGACTCGAAAATACACGTCCGTATTCTTTCAACACACCGGGCTTATATTGATAATTGTAACGGAGAGGATATGGATTTTCTTGTTGCTTCATCGTCATAGTGTTATTTAGCCCGTCTTTCCCTATATAGGATGAAATCACTGCCTTGCGTTTTTCTTGGGACAACTTTTCATTGGATTCAGTCATCGAATATTTATCCAACACCTTGTTTGGGTACACTATATTCAAAGCCTCCATAGGGGCCAATAATAAAGTGTACCCGAACCCTTCCATATTTTCGAAACTGGGCATATGTATTGTAGCGCCGGTGATCGTGTTCTTATCATACGACCGATTCAGCATATCTTTCATTATAAAATCATACCCGCGATTTTGATATTCAGAAATTGTATTGGTATACACCGGAACGTGTTTTATAGGTGTCTCTATTTCTGATAAGTTCATTTGTTTCTTTGGATACTGGTCGGGACCAATTGTATGCTCCGGCGCAAATACTTCTGGATACACACGATAAGGAAATGTAAACGGGTTCTCACCACGAACATATGAGACATACCCCTTTAATTTTCTCATGAGGAGTTCTTTTCCACCTTCTCTATTTGTAGAACCCTTTACAAAATCACCCGATGTATCAAACACATCACTTTGTTTGATGAGTGCACGTTTGTCATTAGCGTTCAATAAATTGGTCAACCATATTATTTCGGCATATGAGTTATACATTGGTGTGGCCGACAATACCAACAAACGCATATCATCTGATTTATACGCAACCTCATTCAATAATATTGCGGCCCTTTTATTGTTATTAGTATCTGTAAGACGCAGATTGTGAACTTCGTCGATAATTACAAGCCGCTTATTGAATAGATGTTTAATGTTTTTTAATCGACGGAGTTTAGATTCTTCGGATGAAAGACCACTGTCGCTTGAAACACTTATATGACGGTCTATGAAATTCGCAAACTCACCGTATCCCATAAATGCATATGACTTCTTTATTATTGTCCGTATTTGTTGTATGATGCGCTCTCTGGAATGTCCCATTAGATTTAGTGGGTTCACTTCACTCAACAACTGATTTCCAACACAAGAATCGATATTCCATATTCCTCCAGTTTGTTCAAGTTTCCGTTCATCAAATAACTGAACACGAAAATTCTGTCGGACATTGGGCGACGCAATCACTATTATTTTTCTATTGTGACCGGATTGTTTCATAAATGCGCGAGATTCTTCGGCAATACCAATAGCGCTACACGTTTTTCCTGTTCCCAATCCGTGATACAATAAAAGCGTATTATATGGTGTTTGAAAAGACAAAAAGTTTTTCACAAATAGTTGATGGGGACTCAATTCGAAACTTGAATTGCAAATTTTGTCGGCTTCCTCCATTATAGATAGACCTTCAATAGTTCCATTGTATATTGTATCTGCGAACTCTTTGCGTCTGGCAATTTTCTTGGAAAAATCGTATTCTCCCAAAATTGGATAAAGTGTGCTGTCTGTTGATTCTTCCTGAATCGCTTCTTTTCTCTCTTTTTCGTGTTGGTTCAATATTGAAGTTTGTATGGGTTCAGTTTGTATGGGTTCGGGTTGTATGGGTTCGGGTTGTATGGGTTCAGGTTGTATGACTATATTCTCCACGATGTCTTCAGTCTCTTCGTCGTCTTCTTCAGTCTCTTTGTCTTGTGTATCTTTTACAACGTCTTGTTTTTGAGTGTATCGAACCAATTCAATTAAAGGTGTATTAGAAGAATTTTGTTTGGAGACTACGTTGGTTTCTACTGGTAAAAATTCCATTTTTTCTTGTGTCTTGATGGTCTCACATAATCCTGTTTTAGCATTTCGTCTCTGACCTCTGGGACAGTACTTCTTTTTCTTTTTAGGTTGTTCAGGTAAAAGGAGGTCGGTATCTTCGAGAGCACTCTGGGGAGGTTCCACGATGGTATCTTTGAGAGCACTCTGGGGAGGTTCCACGATGGTATCTTTGAGAGCACTCTGGGGAGGTAATTCGATTTTTTCCACCAGCGCAGTATTATTTTCTTTGTTAATTGGTTGACAATCTCCAGTTTTTCTATTCCTTCTGGTTCCATTAGGGCATTTAGGTTTTTTAGATTGCATAGTGTATGTTTATAATAGTATGATAAAATATATTATACTATTTGAACCCCGTTCACGAATATATATAATTTGTTACACAGTAGTTTACATTTTTGATGACATTTTTTTTCTCTAAATTATAATCTCGAATACACTCTAAACACTCTGTATATGTCTTCCACTCGATTTTACTCACCTCACTTCTATCATATTCGATTGATGTAGTCGATTGATTGGTCATACACATTAAATAATATCGATGCTTGTAAGATTTGTAATTAGACCCACTAAAAATTTCTTCAAAAGGCATTAAATTATCAACCACATTAAAATTGGAACTATTATATCCGGTTTCTTCTGAAAATTCGCGCAGAGCACAATTGATATCATTCTCGTTTACATTTCTACGACCTTTAGGAAATCCCCATTCGGGTTCGTGCCAAATACATTTTTGGTTTGATAGGTCTATGAGTGATTGTAAAGAATATTGGTTATCTTGTAAAACAACCCCCTCTTTCAATATTTTCATTTTTTCTGAACTATCAAAATACTCGTTCGAGTATTTATCCTGTGTATTATCACTCTTCCATAATTTCATCCATAAATCTTGGAAACTTTCCTCCAATAACGATGTTTTTTCTTTCAACGTCATCTCACATAATATATTCAAAATGTAGTCTTTATTGTAAATATTGTATTTCCCTCTCATAAAATCCACGAATCCCAGCGTATCCTTCCTACATATCATCAAATATCGGATATTGTCATCTTCGATAGAACGTTGAAACGCGATGATACCCGTGCTTATAATGGGAAGCTTACATTGATGATATATGTGGCCATATTTACCACAATTATTGCAGTGGTCAACAAGTGTATTATACCTCTGTTGTTGATAATTATTCGTATGTTTGATCATCACAATGAATGATGGGAGAAAAATTCGATGAAACTAATTGAATATAATAAATCGTTTCTATATACTTTATTTTTCACGGAATATATCATGAATAAAATCCCCCAAGATAATGTTTTAAAGGCAGAGACCTGGGGTCCTAAATATTGGTTTTTTATGATGACTTTGGCGATATCTTACCCTGACTCTCCGAACAAAGTGACAAAACGAAAATATTATGATTTCATACACAATATACCTTTATTTATACCTGACAGTGAAATCGGCGATCGTTTTAGTAGATTACTGGATAAGTATCCTGTAGTACCATATTTAGATAATCGAGAATCTTTCATTCGATGGGTCCATTTCATACACAATAAAGTCAACTATATGTTGGGAAAGGAAGAAATTTCTTTTTCGGCGGCTTTAGAAAATTACTTGGCGGAGTATCGGCCTAAACCGGTTTATTTGTCAGACAAAATCAAGCTCCGCAAATACTGGATATTTGCCAGTTTCATAATGATCTGCGCGATTCTAATATGGTATTTTTGGGTATGATTATTATGTGTGATATTTTGTATACAGATGAGAGTTGAAATTATTATATTCATAATCACGGCATTCCTGATATGTAATTTATATTATGATGGAAAATTGGTGAAAAAACTGTTTACCTGGAAAAAGTATTATCAAATGGCCGGAATTGGATTAGGCGGATTATTTATATATTATATGGTAAAAAAGAATCCGTTGAATGCGGGCCAGATGCTTTCTACAACAAACGACTATCTAAGATATTTACCCATTGACAAAGGAACCACCAATTTATTGAATCCAATTTTAGATTTCACATCGAAACAAAATTACAGCAACGATGAAGAAATGAATACTTTGGGGAATTTCATCGTGCACCAAGATAACAACGTCGGTGGATACGAAAAAAAAATTATGAACTCTGGAAAAAAAGCCACAAAACGCTCCGTCAGTGAAACGAAAAAGAAGTTTGTAGCGTCGAGACAAAATTGGAAATGTGGCGATTGTCAGAATCAACTGAATGCGTGGTTTGAAGTAGACCATAAAATCCGTTTAGAATACGGCGGAAGCAACCATATCGATAATTTAGTAGCCCTTTGTAGAGATTGTCACGGAAAAAAAACCACAATCGAAAATCTATGATGAAACAAATATTATATATTTTATACGCGCATATATATAATACCAACAATGGAAAATTCCCCGTCATTTTTTACACAGATTACCAATACATTGAACTATTTGAAATTACTCATAAATGACTCTATCACAGGCATCAAACAAAATCTACCACTATCGATAATAGTATTATTAGGAGTATTTGTGGTATATCAATCGGATGTGGCATCCAACGATCCTTACGCTTCTACACAAAATTTGTATTCCTATATATTCACCATCATTATTCCCATCATATCAATATTTTTCTATATGATATTTGTATCCTTTGATGGACCTGTCATCTCTTATTTAATCGGAGGAACAGGTGTCTTTGTTTTAGTGTTTGCCGTGGGGTTTTGGCTCCTCAATAGTTTCAAGACGAAATATATATTGAATGTCTATGTGTTGTATATAATATATGCTCTCCTTGCGGTGGTTCTCCTAACACTATGTTACAACGTATTGAAAAAACACTTGGTAAAAATGAATGGCTACGTCGGGTTTTTAGCGAATTTATTGTTTTATATTCCGTGTATGCTCGTGGATGCTATCAAATATTTGATGGGCGACTACTATTCAACGCCAAGGTCAACCGTCATTTTGGTAGGAGTTGAACTCGCACTTTTATTGGTGTACTTTTTGATCATCCCATTTATTAAACAACAAGTATCTGGTGACGCATTTCCGCTATTAAAGGAACCGGCGTTTTTAGATATATATGTGGAAATTGACCGACAAATGAAACAAGATAAACCGCATATGATTGAAGACCCCGAGTATAAATCCGACAGTATTTATAACAATATATACAACGCTTCTGAATCCAATATATCATACAGAAAAACTTATGCTATTTCTTTGTGGACATATCTGAACCCGATGCCACAAAATAAGAAGGGCTACGACAAAGAGACCACAATATTTCAATACAGTTCGGACCAAAATAAGGGACATCCTAAGATTACTTATAAAAATGTCGAAGGAGAAGACCAATATTTTTTATACTTTTCAGAATCCGGGGAACCATACAAGGTGAAAATGCCCCAACAAAAATGGAATAACATTATTTTCAACTATAAAAGTAGTAGCACCGTGGACGTGTTTGTCAATGGAAAGATTGAGCGAACCTATACATTTAGTAATTCCGATATGCCGGTATATAGCGACAACGATGTAATAGCAATTGGACCAGACCGCGGAGAAGAAGGCGTATATGGGTCCATTAGTAATATTGTGTATTATCCATATTATTTATCGAAACATCAAATCACAACCCTTTACAATATGAACTTTATGAAAAACCCGCCTATGTATGAATAATATGTTGGATGAAATAAATATATTTATATACAGTATATTATGAATATCCTAATCATAACTTTAGTAGTTGTAATATTATTGATTCTATTATACATCTATATTTCTTTTAGTAAACAACCAACCGTCGTGAAGAATCTTTATTTGAATGGTCCTGATATTACACCAGTTCCATCGAAAGATATTAAAACACCATATTCCGCGTTGTATAGTGTAGGAGTTTGGGTCTATGTGAACTCATTCACCCGAACAGGCACTCCATTCGTTACATACGGAAACAGCGCCAATAACGGGTCAAGCGCTTCCAACCCTTGGTTATTCGATTTGCGACTGGATGATAGAACTCCAACACTGTATACCGATATTGCTGTTGGCACTCAGGCCGCAAATAGCAGTGAATCCATAGTTATTTCGAATAATTTCCCCATTCAAACTTGGGTGTATGTTGTTGTTGCCGTTTCGAGCAATTATGTCGACATTTATATGAACGGAAAACTGGTAACATCCAAGAAACTTACCGTGCCATCGATGTCCAACGCCGCCACCGATACGCCTACATTTACATTCAGAAAGTCAGATATATACTTGAGTAATTTGTATAGATGGGATTATCCACTTGACCCTCAAACCGTGTGGACATATTATACCAAAGGAAATAGTGCGTCTAAAGGAGGACCTAATTCTAAAACAAGAACCACGAAAATGCATATGAATATTAATCTTCAAAAAGATTCGCGAAATTACACATATTCCATTTTCTAAACAATTGTAATGTATGTAAAATATATTACAATTTATCCGGTTTGCCGGAATCGAACCAGCGACATTCCGATTTATGATTTAACTGCTACAGTCGAATGCTCTACCAACTGAGCTAAAACCGGACATTATACATTCATAAAACCTCTTTATATATGTTTTCATACTATTCAATTAGAGTATGAATATAATATGTGTGATTTTTATATAAGAATTCTATATAATTAAATGGATAGTCAACCACCAAGTGTAGACACACCAAAAGCTAATGAAGGGGGAATTCTAAATTCTGTGATGAGTAATTTAAATCAAAGCAATGTTAATAGTGAGGTAGACTCGGCACCAAGTGGGTTTATGGAGTCAAACACATTAATCGCTAAGATGGGATTTATAATAATAGTCGTTGTTTTATTCATGGTATTGATGAATTTAGGAATTTATTTGCTCGGATATTTCACTTCTCCATCAAATAATGTGCTTTTGATTGACGGTCAATTGCCTGGAAACAAGGATTTGATAATCAAACAAAACCCGAATGATAAATCCTCCAAACTAATTAAACGGTCCAACAACGAAGATACCGGTATTGAATTCACGTGGTCTACCTGGTTATTGTATAATGTAATTGATGGCGATACTACTTCCACATTTAGACCAGTATTTGTGAAAGGAGATGGAAAGAAACACGATAAATATGCTTCAGTGAATCACGGACCCGGTGTATATTTTGGGCCCGGGGAAGACGCAAACTCTAACACGTTATATATACTAATGGACACCGTTGCCAACCCATCTACCCGTGTAAGAACCAATACAGAAATTATCAAAATCGATAATATTCCTATTTCGAAGTATTTCCATTTAGCCGTAAGATGTCAAAACAAGTATATTGATGTATATGTTAATGGTTCAATTGTTTTTAGGAATAATTTAGTCGACGTTCCTAAACAAAATTATTATGACGTTCATATTTCACAAAACGGGGGATTTAGTGGATATATATCGAATTTACAGTATTTTGAGAAATCCTTATCTGTAACGGAGATAAATCGAATTGTTACTGCGGGTCCTAATCTCAAGAACGCAGATAAGAATACCGGTAAACACGATTCAACCTATTTGTCTAACATTTGGTATAACTCTTTCATCCATTAAAACGAATAAAAACTTACTGAAAACTTACTGAAAACTTACAAAAATAAACTATATATTTCTATTTATATAGTATATAAATGAGTTCCATCAATACTAAACCTTTATATCAAGCAAAGGGTGAGTTGATAGATGCTGGTATTGTTCTGAATAGAAGTAAAGACGTCAAACACTTATATTTGAATGATACGAATACTTCGCAAACAGTTCTCAACGCCACTACGAAATCTTTGGACACAACGCAAATCGAAGTTCAATATTCCAAAACAAAATCGAGTGTCGATATTGATATCGAAATGAAAAACACAGTAGACCAAACCCTTGTTGGAAATATTCAAGTCCCTAGGACGCTATATCTCGCTGCTGGAAACGATACACAGAACAAAATGCTATGGTCATACGACGGCAAAAAAGACTGGGTAGGTTCTACCAATATTTTTAGTTCAAACGCATATTCTGTTGCATCCAACGGTAGTCTATGGATTGCTTCAGGAGAAGGGGCTCAAAACACTCTCGCGTATTCTTTTGACGGGTATGTTTGGGAAGGATTGGGAAATTCGATATTCACACAAGAAGCCACCGGTGTGGCCTATTATAATAATATGTGGGTGGCAGTCGGAAAATCTACGAATACAATTGCCTATTCTACCAACGGATTCGAATGGACCGGTCTGGGAATGAGATTTAGTAATGCTGGATTGTGTTTGAAACATAATGGTTCGCGATGGCTCGCTGGAGGAGATTCCGCAGGAAATAGCTTCGCATATTCAGATGATGGTATTAGTTGGACCACCGTAGATTGTAGTCTGAATGTTGTCAGGGACATCGCATACAGCGATTCTGTCATTATTGCTGTAGGAGATAAGACAGATACTTCTTGGCAAAATATTAGCGATTCTATACCTGACTGGAATGGAAGCTTCGAAGACGATGATCTAACATCATATTTAACATCTTCGCAAGGCTATAAAAAACTGGGTGATGATGGACCCGCGACCTTAACGGGATGGGCATTCACTACTGGTTCTCACGCAACTTCTGGTCCAACCCTCTTTAGAGGAAATACATATAACTCTGGAGACCCGCCATTACACGGACAACAATCTATAGGATTACGCTACGGACAAGAAATATCGAAAATCGTTTCCGGGTTGATTATTGGTAAAGTGTATAAAATTTCGTGGCAAAGACATATACGCCAAGATGATCAGCCATCGTATTGTATATTATTAGACACAGAAGCCAACATCCTTTTTAGCGAAACCCCATCGTCGCCTGTTGGCGCATCGACAATTGCAGAGAGATACAAGGAGGTTACATTTGTAGCAACCGCAATAGTTCACACAATCAAGTTCAAACACTTAGTCAGCACCGATAAAACAGTTTATATTGATAATGTCGAATTATACTTGGATCTAGACAGTAGAAACAATATGGCGTATTCTCAAGACAACGGTATTACCTGGACCCCCACATTGATTAGCAATGTAGTTAATGTCAATGGTATAGCCAAAGGCACCGATACTTGGGTGGCACTGGGGCAACCACATTCATCCACTCCCACAATCATCGACTTAGATGGATTGAACGGGTGGTTTGATGGGTCGTCGTTAGATGTTGGCGCAGGACTTTGGAAAGATAAGTCTGGAAAGGAAAATCACGAAACGCTGATTCGGCCTGACTTGTGGGCTAAAGAACAACACGTAAGTGGACAAAACTCGGCAAATGCGGTGTTTGATTATGCCGCAGGCTCTTACGAATCCAACTCTAACGCAGCAAGTGTGGAGTTCACAAATTCATATGTGCGCGGGGAACACACTATATTTCACGTGTTTAAATATCCGAATATAGCTATTACTGGGGCCAACGCTGGTTATAGTATTGCGTATACAGATGAAAATGGTAGTATGGGTCACTCCGATGGTTATGCTAACGCATACAGAGAATCGCTTGGGTGGATATCAAGCTACAACGATAGTACCACCGCTTTTTTCGTAGAGGGAAATGGATATGGAAAACCAGATACATATGTAAACAATTGGAATATTACGACACATTATATTTCCGACGATGAACTTTTGTTTAGACCCGTTTTGATGGATAAAACAGTTACTATGAATGTGTCTTCCAAAACTTCCAACCAAAAATATCCAGAAGGCTATGTTTTCAACGGTCCTTGGAATAAGGGCGCGATGAATATCGCGGCGGTTCTCATATATAATCGCAAACTGACGACTGGCGAAATCGAAGGTGTCGAAACGTATTTGAAGAATTTCTATATTAATGGAACAGTTTCATCCAGTGATTTCTTCGACTCCCCACCAATGATGTACAGTCAAGATATTTTAGGAATTTCTAACTGGACAGATATTTCGAATTCACTCTTGTCATCTTCGGGACATAAAGTCATTTGGAATGGTCAAAAATTCATTGCTGTTGGAGAGGGCAATACAAATACAGTCCTCATTTCAGATGATGGAATCAATTGGACCGGCAAAGGGTCTTCGGTTCTCCCATTAAAAGCAAATCAAATTAGTTACGATGGAACAAAGCTCGTCGCAGGTGGAGCGAATGATTCGACCGGGAATAATATGGCGTATTCTTTGGACGACGGAACCAATTGGTTTCCTTTAAATAGCACAACCTCTATTTTTTCCGGGAAAGCCAACGACATCGAATATAATGGAACCCACTGGATAGCTACAGGTGAAGGCCTCGTAAATACATTGGCAATCTCCGAAAATGGACAAAAATGGAAAGGGTTAGGTAAAACCACTTTTTCGGTTCGAGGTAATAGTGTATATTTTGATGAAAGAACCAGCAAATGGGTGGCTCTTGGTGAGGGAACAAACACAATTGCGTATTCATACAATTCCTACTTTTGGACGGGATTAGGAACAACCATCTTCTCTGTTCAAGGTAAGAAAACAGTATCCAACGGAAGTATTTGGGTAGCGGTTGGAGAAGGAACGAATACACTCGCATATTCTTATGATGGGATCAATTGGACCGGATTAGGAACATCGGTGTTTTCTGTAAGAGGAAATGACGTTGTGTGGAGTGGCGTGAAATGGAATGTGGTGGGAGAAGGGACGAATACAATGGCATATTCTTATGACGGGATTAACTGGGAGACGAATGTTACAAATAATGTCTTGACCAACCGTGTAAACTCCATTGGGTATTTCAATAATATGTGGGTTGCTGGCGGAGATGGTGTTAGTGGAACAAAACCATCCAGTGCTATAAATCCAGCAGGTAGTTGGAACGCATTAGGAACTGTGTTTGAAGCCGAACGTGTTGGAGATCAATTAGGAAATGCGGTCTCTTTATCTGGTAACGGAACTATACTTGCAATAGCTTCCAGTTACAACGACCCACCAATAGGAGGTGTGGACCCAGCATTTCCAAGAATGATTGAAACAATCGCTGGAACGGGTAGTTCAGGATATTCTGGAGATGGGGGAGCGGCAACAAGTGCTCAAATCAACACTTGGGTGAGAGCCTTTTCTATATACAACAACTGTATGTATATCGGTGATTTAGGAAATAGTCGCATTAGAAAAATCGACTTATCAACAAACATCATAACAACCGTCGCAGGAAATGGTCAAAACAGTTATTCAGGAGATGGTGGTTTAGCTATTAATGCTGCTATCGGTAGGCCAGAAGGGTTTGGTGTGGACAAATTTGGAAATATGTTCATAGCTTCAAACGGTGGGGGTGGAAGTTACAAAATGCGAAGAGTGGATGTCAATACAGGAATTATCGAACTGTATGCTGGAGATGGTACGGCTGGTAACTCAGGAGATGGAGGTCTTCCTATAAATGCCCGTATCGGACTTGCTTATCAGATTGATTTTGATAGTGAAAACAATATGTATTTCAGTTCATACAACCACGGACATATTAGAAGAATTGATTATCAAACACAAATTGTATCTACTATTATGACTGGTTTAGGTATTGTTATTGATATTGCGATAGATATACAAGATAATGTATATGAAGTTGGATACGACCATAAACTTCGTAAATGGGATAAAACCACTAATCAAGTTACTGTTCTTGCTGGGTCCAGCAAGGGCGTTAGTAGTTCAGGATTACAAGACCCATCTATAGGGGATGGTGGTGATGCTTCCAGTGCGAAATTTAATCATCCAAGTGGAGTTGCTGTTGCCAGTAATGGTGATATTTATATTTCTGATTCCAACAATGTGAGAATACGCAAAATCGATGCTATCACAAATATTATTTCTACGGTAGTTGGTGATGGATACGGCGCTACCAGCAGCGGAGTTCCAACAAGTGTGTCGAGTGGGGACGGAGGTGACCCAAGTGACGCCACACTCCGGTATCCGCAAAATATAGGATTCGATGAACAAGGAAGATTGTATATTGCCGATTATGGGAAAATCCGAAGAGCATACTTCCCTTCAACGCATATTGCCAACGCCGGACACGTTCGTCTATATCAAAATTCGGCTGGTTCGTGGGCACAAGTTGGAAGTGACATTGATGGTACTGTAGAAAACGATTTTACGGGGACTTCAGTTTCTTTGTCATACGATGGAACTACAGTTGCTATTGGCGTCATTGGACATAGTGGAACAGGTCTCACAAATAATGGATGTGTAAGAGTGTACAAAAAACAGATGGGAGATTGGGTCCAGATCGGGTCGGATATTGAAGGAGATAGTACAAATGACAACTTTGGTATATCCGTAGCTATTTCCCAATTTGGAACAATTCTTGCTATCGGTGCAACTAATTACCAAGGAGGGAATAATGGATACGTAAAAATATATGAAAAACAGTCTGGTGTTTGGAATCAAATAGGGAGCACGATAGTTGGTTCCGGAGCCTCTGATAGACTTGGAAACACGGTGTCGATTTCTTTAGATGGTTCCATCGTCGCAATTGGAGCGAAAGATAGCACGACTGTTAATGGAACACAATCCGGTGAAGTGTCCGTATATAAGAATATCGCGGGGACTTGGACACAGTTCGGCAATAGTATAGTAGGTTCCGGGGCCAACGAAAATTTAGGATATTCAGTTTCATTATCTGGAAATGGACAAATACTTGCGGTGGGCGCATACAATGGAGACATTATTCAAACAGATTCAGGGCACATTTCTCTTTACCAATATGTCACTGAAACCACTTCTTGGGAAAAACTTGGCAATGATATTATAGGATACGAATCAAACGAACATTTCGGCAGTTCACTCTCCTTGTCCAGCGATGGAACAACCGTCGTTGCCGGGTCATATAATAGCGATGTTGGAGGAACAGATATTGGATATGTGAAAGCATACAAACTTATCGAAGGGTATTGGAGACAAATTGGAAGAAAACTGGTGGGACAAACCGCCGGTGATAAATTCGGGTTTTCCGTATCTACCAATTCCGATGGAAGTAAAATCGGTGTAGGATCCACTGGATTTGATAACAATAGTGGTAGCGTTTCCACTTATCAAATTCAAAACGCATATATGGGAGGAGAAGTGGGCATTGGTCACACATTAGCATATTCTCGAGATGGTATCGAATGGACAGGATTGAACGCAGATGTTTTTTCTTCTCAAGCACACTCCGTCTATCATAATGGCGAATATTGGGTAGCTGGTGGCGAAGGAAACAACACGATGGCATACTCCGCATCTGGAACAACTTGGACTCCCATCACAGAAACCACTTTCGGAGATTCGTGTATGAGCTTAAAATCAAACAGAAATATTCCGTCCATATCATTGAAAGGAGACCTATTAGCATTTGGAAAGGGAACAAACACAATCGCAAAATCTAAAGATGGAATAAGTTGGACCGGGAAAGGTGCCAGTGTTTTCACCGAATATGGTAAAAATGGGTTTTGGAATGGAAAAATGTGGGTTGCTGTCGGGAAAGGAACTAACACATTAGCAACATCCGTCGATGGTGGTGAAACGTGGTCTGGAAAAGGAACTTCAGTATTTTCCATTCAAGGAAACGATGTGATTTATGGCGATGATAAATGGGTTGCTGTTGGAAGCGGAATACATAAGTTTGCGCATTCCACAGACGGAATCACGTGGACTGGTATCGATAATGCGGTCTTTGTTTCTCAGGCCAACAAAATCGCCTACAACGGTTTGTTGTGGGTTGCTGTAGGAAAAGGCGGAAATACCATCGCAACATCCACCGATGGTATCAACTGGACGGGTCGAGGTAAAACTATTTTTTCAATTGAAGGAAATGGTATTGTTTGGACTGGGTCTGTTTGGGTCGCTACTGGTAGTGGAACAAACACTATTGCGTACTCGAGTGATGGTATTGTTTGGACTGGGCTGAGCACTTTAATATTCTCTTTACAAGGAAATGGTCTATCTTACAACGGGGATTTGATAGTGGCAACTGGAAAGGGAACAAACACAATTGCTTGTTCAGTGGACGGTATTCATTGGGTTTCACAAGGGGCACTTGTTTTTAGTGAAGAGGGAATAAGTATAGATTGGACCGGAGAAAAATGGATCGCTACCGGGATTGGAAATACAAACACTTTAGCATATTCTTCAAATGGATTTGTATGGACGGGCCAAGGAAAAACCGTGTTTACGATTGGAGGAAATGGGATATCATCCAACAATCCAATACAATATAACAGACACGTTGACCAAATCTTTGAAGAACAAATACTGTTTTCAACCAGTTCAAATTTAGAGGGTGATGTATCAATCAAAGTTGAATACTAATCATAAACTGAATAAAATCCTCATTCAATAATATATATAATTTCTACTAATTTTATATATTATGGCCAATATTACAAATAATTTTGTATTTGGAAAAAATCCATCCTTGGCAAATTCCAGATTTTTAATCAATAATACAAATAGAGAAGACAGCATACTATTCAACTCCAGTAAAACAAAACGTAATGTTCTGTATGACGAAAAAACGAGAATTAAATCCGACAATATTTCGATGGTTCAACTTGGCGACCAACAATACCAAAACAAACAAAAAATATCCTTTGGATACACCACTGTTGAGTATGAACACGTGTCACCATCTTCCAGCGCAAACCTGATTATTGTTGGCGGAACCGACACTTCTAACAAATACGACGGGCTTGCGTATTCATATGACGGGACCAATTTTTATGGAGTGCTAAGTGAAAATACACCAACAAACCAAGTTTATGATATTACACACGCCTCGGGTATTTGGGTTTGTATGAGTGATAATACCCACAGTATTGTTTATTCATATGACGGGTTAAACTGGACTGGTGCTGATAATAAAACCATATACAGTAATAATGGCGAATGTGTGACTTTCGGGAAAAATATATTCTTATCGGGTGGATATGGAAATACACACACTATGGCGTATTCGTACGATGGTATCAACTGGACCGGATTGGGTAAAGACTCCAATAATGGTATTCATAGTTCTCGGTGTAGAGCCGTTGCTTTCGGTAATAATATGTTTGTGTCGGGGGGCGATAACTTGAATTATTCACACGATGGTATCAACTGGACCTGGGGTTCGAACGGAGATTCCATTTTCACTACTATTCGAGGTATCGCGTATGGTAATGATATGTGGGTTGCGGTGGGGTCGGGAGGTAGTCATACACTGGCATATTCTCTTGATGGTATATCTTGGACTGGAAGTGGGAAATCCGTATTCACCGGCGATGGTTACTCCGTAGCATATCACAACGGTGTGTGGGTAGCAGGCGGTCGCACTACAAATTCTCTGGCTCGTTCCACCGATGGTATAAATTGGACCGGAATGGGAACTGACGATATTAGCGAAGTATACGCAGTCAAGAATATTAACGGGGTTTGGTATGCAGGAGGGAATACTGGACTGAAACGCTCCACAGATGGTATTACTTGGTTTTACGAGGGAACGGTTGAAGGTGCGGATTCGCAGATTCAGTGTTTAGCTGGAAAAATAGACGGCGTATATACTTCTACAGCTACATCTTTCACTCCAAACACAATAACCTTTCCAGAATCCAAATATGTTGCGATCGGAAATGACACCTCTAAGAAAATAGTATACTCTACTGATTCTACCACGTGGAATAAAGGTCCTTCTATTTTTTCAGTTGAATCGAAATTTACCGCTTCAAATGGAACTATGTATGTAGCTGTAGGAGAAGGCGTAAATAACACATTGGCCTATTCTTATGATGGAATCGTTTGGAAAGGATTAGGGAAATCAATATTCACCACTCGTGGTAATATGGTCAGTTTCAAATCCGGTGTTTGGGTGGCTGTAGGCGAAGGAACAAACACTATTGCTTATTCCAACGATGGAATAAATTGGACAGGTTTAGGTGTAACTATATTTAGTAGTAAAGGATTGTGTGTAAAACAAAATAATACATATTGGATTATTGGTGGCGAAGGTGCGACACATACTCTGGCATATTCCACAGATGGTGTCAATTGGACCGGTTCAACAAAACCCCTTTCTTCGCGTTGTAATGATATTGATTATAACGGAACAAGATGGATCGCAGTGGGCGCAGGTAGTTCCAATTTAGTGTATTCTGATGATAATGGTTCGTCTTGGACGGATTCCAACGTGACTCATTCGGATAGCATTGATGCAATTTCTTGGAGTGGCAATATTTGGGTGGCTGGTGGAGGAGGAGCTAATCCTATCATGTATACAAATGATTTTGTAGGAATTACCGGTTGGAATGTGGCGTCTACATCCATCACAAAAGTGAATAAAATATTTTGGTCACAAAACAAATTTCACGCAGCCGGAGAAGGAACTACTTCATATGAGTATTCGACAGATGGGGCTACTTGGGCGCCAGGCATCAACGTGTTTGCCACAAGCGGAAATTCGTTTTCGTATGATGGTTCGAAATTAACCATGAGTGGTAAAGACACCGTCAACAATAATGTATTGGCATTCTCTTTGAATAATGGACTGAATTGGACACATATCAACAAGTCCACGGAAATATTCACGACAAATGTGTATGATATTGCGTGGAATGGGTCGTATTGGGTCGCTGGAGGAGAGGGACTACATAATACTTTAGCATATTCCTCGGACGGTACAGAATGGACCGGATTGAAAAAAGACGTTTTCTCGGAAAAAACAAATGGTCTTGTCTATGATAATGATAAATGGCTCGCTTTAGGTGAGGGCAACACGAATACAATGGCATATTCATACGATTCTATTAACTGGTTTGGTATGGGGACTTCCATCTTTTCAGTTCAAGGTAAAAAGGCGTTGTTCAACGGTAAAATATGGGTTGCGGTAGGAGAAGGCACTACTAACACCGTCGCATATTCATATGATGGCATTACCTGGAATGGATTAGGGCTATCGATATTTTCGGTCAGAGGAAACGACGTTGCTTGGAATGGGTTCTTATGGATTATTGTTGGAAAAAGTGTTAATGGTGTTACCGCATATTCTTACGATGGAATCAATTGGACGCTGAATAAATCGAATGACCCATTTGTGGAAGAAGGATTAGCAATCGCATACAATAAAGGAGTATGGGTATCGGGAGGAGTCGCCAGTTCGTCTGGTAATACTATGGCATACTCGTATGATGGTATTCATTGGAATGGATTAAACTCGAGTATGTTTTCCGCTCAAACAAATAATATTAACTGGGTAAATGATAAGTTCTATGCTTGTGGAGAAGGTTCCAACACAATAGCGACCTCGTCCGATGGAATCTATTGGACCAGTCAAGGTAATTCTGTATTCAAATTCGGCGCAAGTAAAGTGGTATATAACAATAAAATCGGGAATGTGTATATTCAACACCCTACCCTCGCATTTGGGGAAGGAACTCATACAATGGCATATTCATATGACGGATTATTGTGGAGAGGCTTGGGCAAGACTATTTTTACTACCGCGGGAAAAGACGCTACGTGGTGCGGTGATAAATGGGTAGCGGTCGGTTCAGGAACAAACACTATCGCATATTCTAAAGATGGATTTCTTTGGAAAGGTTTAGGAGATTCTATATTTTCTAATTCTGGTAATTCGGTGGGATACAACGGGAAGATGTATATAGCTTTAGGAAACGGAACCTCCCATACTTTAGCATATTCATTAAATGGGATTGAGTGGTATGGATTAGGGAATGATGTTTTTTCGGTTGAAGCGAATGGCGTTGCTTACAACGGTGCCAAGTGGGTAGCGGTTGGTAAAGGAGATACTCATACAATCGCAACTTCGGAAGACGGTCTTGTATGGACTGGTCAGGGAAAAACCGTTTTCACGGAAAGTGCTACAAGTATTCTCTGGTTCAAGAATAAGTGGATCGCTACCGGAGCTGGTGGAAACTCTTTAGCTTATTCCACCGATGGAATTAATTGGACGGGATTATCTACATCGATTTTCAGCGTCTCTGGAAATGGTATATCTGTGAGCCCCGATACATTGGTTGCGTGCGGTGAAGGAACAAACACTTTAGCGACATCGGAAGATGGAATTGCCTGGACTGGATTAGGAGTGAGTGTATTTAGCGCAAAGTGTATGAAAGTGAACTATACTGGCACAAGATGGGTGGCTGCTGGACAAGGGACAAATACTCTGGCATACTCTACAAACGGTACAAATTGGACCGGAAATGATAAAACCGTGTTCCCTACTACCGCCAATTCTGCTGTGTCTAATAATCCATTTGGTGGATATAATTTACCCAGTCAACTATTTATTGATGAAGATGTTGGAATACGCCAGACATTTAACCTCGAATTTGTGAGCGATACAGTATATTCCAATAATTCTATGGTAGCCATCAATATTACATCTCAAAATATTTGAACATATTGAACATATTGAACATATTGAACATATTGAACATATTGAACATAATTGAATATAATTGAATATAATGATTTAGTATTTATAATAATTATAATTATTATATATAATGTCTATTGAAACACTTGACGTTGCGTCGACTTTAAATGTTGTTCAAGACGAGTATGGTTCCAATAAATATGTATTGAACGGAAATACCACATACGACTCCAACAATAAATACACATTACAAATTGGGACATATCAACTCACCGGAATCCCCAGTAGCCACCCTCTTGCAATAGTGGATATTACCGACTCTAACCAAGTCTCATATACGGGTCTTCTTGCGAATAAGACTATGGTTAGTGGAGTGGATTATTATGTGGGAGATATCACAATTAACGTTACTGGAAATTTCGGAACAGCCAGTATCAAATGTTCTAATCACGGATACATGGGAGGACAGGATTTACTTCAATACGTTGCGGATGTTGTAATCAATACTGATAACGGAAATGTCTCCTACGCGAATTCGGGCGTTTCCACTTCCAACAAAATCACTAAAAAATATTACAAGGACTTGAAAGGAAATTCTGATATATTTTTCAACGAACGTGTGCGAATCAAATCCAACAACATTATTTGTTCTAATTCCGACACAACAGTTGACATACAACACACACAAAATGACCAAATATATATTATTGGTAGTAAACCGTCGAATGGTTCAAGTGTTCTTTCCCATTCAAATAACGGTAAAACGTGGAACCCTATACCACTAACTATTAATGGTACAACTATTTTTACACACGTCCGGGGAGTCGCATACTCTCCTGAATCTGAATTATGGATTGCGTGCGGTTCTGGAAACAATACTTTAGCGTATTCTATTGACGGTATTCAATGGACTGGCTTGGGGAAAACCATTTTCGGCGATGTTGCGTATAGTGTTGCCTATGCCAACGGTAAATGGATAGCTGTTGGAGGAAATACACCGAATACCATAGCATATTCTTCAAATGGAGTTAGTTGGACCGGTGTTGGAACTTCTATTTTTACAAATTGTGGAAAAGCGATAGGATATGGCAATGGAATATGGGTTGCCGGTGGACAAGGAACAAACACTATGGCATATTCGGTCGACGGGATTAATTGGACCGGATTGGGTGATACTATTTTCGATGAACAGTGTAATGTAGTCAAATATGCTGATAGTAAATGGGTTGCCGGTGGCGGAAAGGACATTCCAAACACACTTGCTTACTCAACGGATGGTATCAATTGGACTGGAAAAAGGTATAATAATATTAGAAATTACACATATGGTATAGACTATGCGAATGGTCTTTGGATTGCTGGTGGTGGACAAAAGGATGAAGGGTATGTCGGTGGAACTCCGCGAAATTGGGTATTAGCAAGTGACACAATAACTGATTGGAATGGAGGGTTCGAACTTCCTGTAGTTGGATATTATGATAAATTTGAAAATTTCGGCGCCAATTTTAGTATTCCCGGCTGGTCTTGGGCCGTTGGAACTCCTGGATATGAAGCAAACAAGGGACCATCATTCGGTAGAAACCCTTCGAATGGAACGCCTATTCCCGGGTCTGGATACCAGACCATCGGATTACGATATGGTCATTCTTTAAGTAAAACAATCTCTGGAATATTGCATCACGGTAGTGTCTATCAAATTAAACTTATGGCTGTTACACAATATGGAAAATATGACCAGAGTTTATCGAGTCCAACAATAAAGGTTTATTACAATGGCACCGAAATATCCGAGTTCACTTTCAGAATGATGGATGGAGATTTACCCGTATTGGTAGACAATATTTTATTTACTGCCTCCGGAAATAATCACGAGATTATTTTTGAGCACCAAGGGGTCGAGAATTATACAATGTTGATAGACGATATTCAACTGTTTGAAGACACGCTCAGTTATCTCGATATCAGTGCGTCTGACCTAAGTGGTATCGATATTAGCGCGGCAAATGTTGGAACTGATTTAAGCGGAACTTCGTGGACGTTAGAAAGCGCTACGATGGTTAATTGGAATGGCGGATTTGAAGCAGATGCGTTAGATGTCAACCATTTTGTCAAAATGGGCCGTGATGATCCATTCGGTGGGGTTCTTACTGGCTGGACATACACGAAAGGTGTCCATTCTTCTTGGGGACCTACTCTTATTAATGGTAACAATAGCGGTTTTGGAAACCAATCCATCATACACGGCACACAAATAATTGGATTAAGGTATGGGCAAACTTTATCGAAATCCCTCGTAGGATTAACCACGGGAAAAACATACAAATTACGGTATCAACGGTACGCGCGCGTGGCACAAACCGGCATTGAATATAGGGTGTATTTGAATGATACGACAAATATTTTGAAACAAGAAACTGTAACTACCGCAGCAAGTGAGGTCGAGGCCAATCGTTTGGTAGAAATCGACTTTACCGCGCCAGATAGTTCAGCAACACTTACTTTGGAACAGTTGACCGGTGGAGATGAGATGGTTTGGTTCGACAAGTTTGAATTGTATTTAGATAAGAGTAGTGGTACATTTGATACTACTGGTGCTATAAACTCTATCGAATGGTATTTGAAAAGCGATTCTATAACCAATTGGAATGGTTCTTTCGAGACCGACGCTGTGGCCATTGGCGACTATTATATTGTCGGTTCAACCGCGAATGGTTCAAACAACGGTCCTGCAACATTGACCGGTTGGACACAAGAAACAACCAACGAATCATATGGTGCCATCTTGGTAAATAAATACAGTAGTCAAATGTATGATAATACTCAATATTATGGCGGGTTAACAAATGGTGCGGTCATACAAGGAAATCAAGCGGTGGGTCTACATATGGGAACGAACCTGAAAAAAACCATCAACGACCTAACTGTGGGAACAGACTATAAAATATCATTCGAAGTGTTTAAATTTGATAAGAGTCAAGGGCAAGTTAATTACAGCGTTCAGTTGGATTCTGCGGCAACCACTCTCTTGCTTACCACGGAAATTACAAATGGTGAAACCAGTATAACAAGTGAACGAACACGCACTGTAGAGTTTAAGGCCACCCAAACCAGTCATACACTAATATTTGTTGCCGATAGTGGAACCACTTGGAATATGTTTTTCTTGGATAATGTGAAATTATTCCAAAAGATGTCCGGTATATCTATTGATTTTGGGTCCATCAGTAAAATTCCCAGTGGAACAATCGGGCAAGAAACCGCCGACGATAACGCATTTGATAATAACTGGACTACGAATTATCACAACACAATTATGTTGAACTTGGATTTCAATACTGTATTTGCGGGAGAAGGATTGTCTATTGCGTTGGCCGGCGACGCGGGTATTTCGAGTAATTACGCACCCAATACCGGACCTTTACAGTGGCACTTCAACGTGGACGCTGTTTCAGCGGGGTGGCAAAGCAATCAAACATTAATACCCGGTATTTATAACGCCACATATTCATTCGTTTTGCCGAATACTACATACACGAAGGCGTTGGGTGTAGGAGCCGATGGAGATAAGGGCGTAATCATCTCGAAAACATTTGAGAAAACGAATCACGTGAGAGTTGTCTACGGGTATGGGCGTATTGATTCAACTACTGGTGCGGACTTGGGTGGTAGTGGTGATGGTGCGTCTGCTGTTATTACCGTCGCTGGGGTCGAAATAGATTCTACTACTGAAGCACAGAAAACAGTAACCTTTGACGTGAACTCTGGTGAAACTATGGAAATCAAAGGTTCTTTGTTGTTATATGCTATCGAATTCACTCCTTCTGTATTACCACTCGCACCATATGATGGTAGTGAACCCGTTATTATTGGAGATA